TTAGCCATTTGCTACCTCCTCTAAAACAGTTATTCTATCACTATTTTCTTTAATAGTTTTATTCATTTCTACTATGTTTTCATTTACTTGTAATATTGTAGAATTTATATTTGTTAAATCCTCACTTATAGCTTGTACTGCTTCAGATAATAAAGTAATTGATTCAACCATAGCAGATATTGTTTCACTTGTATTATTACCCAAATTTATTACCTCCTCACTCACTTTATTAACACTTTTAGCAGTTGTATTTGCTAACGTAGAAACATTTTTAATCTCTAGTTTAGTAAATTTAATATCTTTACTTATAGAACTTATTTTATTTGTCTGTTTTTCAATTTCTAGCTGATAATCTTTAATGTCTATTTGCTTATCACCTAAAGTTATACTAGATGATTCTAGAGAAGATATATCAATTGTTTTTTCTATTATCCTAACATTGTAATTAATATCTAATAACTCATGTTTTAAAGGATAGTAATTACCTACTTCAAAACTATCTATATCTAATCCTATAAGACTCAAATCTAAAGCATTAATTTTATTAGTCACAGATATCTTTTGTGATTCAAGATAATTTCTACCCTTAGTTAATAATGCAGCTGGTGTTGTAACATCATCCCAAGTTATAATTCCTTCAATTATTCCAAATTCTTTTATTGCATCAATATCATCTAAATAATTTATTCCAGCATTAACACTTGAAATTGTTAACCTTTCCTCTGTGTCAATTTCATTTCCTTCTTCATCAGTTACACTTAACTTTGTTCCAAGTGGAATTAATCTAGTATAATAAGATGTAGGATCCTTCTCATTGCTTATATCTTTAATATTTTTTCCTAGTCTTAATTCAGTAGTACAGGTAGTTCCCATCTCAGTTAAATAATCTAAATATCTAATATTACCTTCATATCTTATTTTAAGTTCTCCACCTAATGTATCTAATAAATCATCATTAATATTTTTCCAACTAGTATCATAAGCAAGATATTTATATAAATTATTAGTAGTATTAGTTACTGTAACTTCCCCTAATTCAAATCTTTTAAATTCTTCCACTTTAGAATTATGTGTATCTAAAATTAGTTTTAAATAATTTTTAGGTGTAATATTGTGATATTCTCCATACAATTGATTACTATCTATTAAATACCCTAATTCGCTTTCACAAACAAAAGTTTTACTTATTGCTCCTGAACTATTCATTTCACCTGCTAATTTTAATACCCTTCCTCTAAATTCATACTTATTAGTTTTAATATTAAAAACATTTATTAATGTTTTTAATGGCTTAATTAAATTATATCCATCATTATTAGGTAAAATATTAAAAGTGAAACTATCAATACAGTTTATTCCCTGCTTAATAGTTCCACTTATTCTATTTGATTTATTACTTGTAGAAACATGATTTATAATAGTTTCTACATCATCATTTATTATTTTTACGAGATACATTATAATACCTCCTTAGACCATTTAAATTCTATAGCCCCATTACCTTTTAATAATAAATTATTTTCTCCTTTATCTAACTTAAAATTAAAAGATTTTACTTCACCTGGGGTAAAGCTATATGTAATACCATTTTTTATTACTTCAAAATTATTATCACATATAACAGTTGGATATATTCCTATAATACTATTATTATATAAAGTAATTGATTTACTTCCTATCACATCAAATTTAGTATCTTGTATCATATCCAACTCAAAATTAAACTCATCCCAAATATCATGTCCATCTTGTAAAGTTGAAATTTTAAATGGATATGCTATAAATGTTGCTGTTAATTGAGCATAATTATAAAAACTTTCATCATAATCTATATCAGTACATTCTGCTAAAAAGTGAAAATTCGGAAATTGGTCATCATATATTTTTGATTGAATACCATCATAAAGCCATTCAATTATTTTAATTTTTAACATATTTAATTTAACTTTATCTTTTTTAGGTAGACTAAACGTATATGTTATTTCTCTTTCATCATAAGTTTGTTCTCCATATAATAAAGAAAAATCATAAGAACCATTCATGAAAGGAACAGTATCTTTGATTTTTCTTTTTGAGGGAATACTTATAGATCTGGATAATATTTTAATTTCAAAATCATTATAGCTATGTTTATTATCTTTTTTTATACCTAACATTTATACAAGCACCCCTCTTTTACTTAAATTTAATCTATTTCCTCCTACTATATCAGAATACGGTGCAATTGTTTCAGCAACAACTTTGCCATCTAATACAGTTTGTAATATGAATGTTCCAGCATTTGAAAGTATATTTTCAGTTTCCCTATTAGGAGTTACTTGTGCTCCTCTAGGCATAGATACTAGCTCTGGACCTTGTTCACCCACTATAGCAAGTCCACCTTGGAAATAATCAGTTCCCTTAGCTAACATAGGAATTTCAGAAATACTAAAACCTAGTCCTCCAACACCAGGAACCCAATCTGGTACCTTAATCTTGTTAATCCCTCTAATAAATACGTTAATAGCACTAATAATAGAGTTAACTCCACCTTTTACAAAACTAGTAATACTAGTCCATATCCCTGATACAATGTTTTTTATTCCCTCCCAGCATTGACTCCAGTTTCCTGTAAGTAATCCGGTAAGAGTTTGAAAAATACCTTGTAATACTTGTGATGCACCTCTAAATACACCAGCTACAGTATCCCAAACATTTTTTATTTTAGCTACAATAATATCACCGAAGTTATCCCAAATTGATTTTATAATAGTTGTTGCTGTACTAAATATTCCCTTTACAATTTCAAATCCTAATGTAACTTTAGTCGCAATGTTATCTATAACCTTAGATATAACTGATAATATAAAGTCCCATGCAGCAGAAATTGTTTCTTTTAACTGTGAAAGTATCGGTTGTAATGTTTCCCATACATATTGCCATGCAGTTATTATAGCACTCCAAATATTATTTAAAATCGGTACTATTGTTGTTAAAATAAAATTCCATGCTTCTACTATAAATGTTTTTATTGCTTCTATATAAGGCTGTAACATCGTTGTTATATCAACCCAACATTGAACTATTACAGTTTTTAAGTATTCTAATATAGGTGTCATGAACTCTACTATTGCATTCCATGTATTAATAAAGAAATTCTTAAAATCTTCATTTGTATTCCATAAGTACATAAACCCTGCAACTAATGCAGCTATACCAGCAATAACTAATAAAATAATTCCTCCTGGTCCAAATACAGCAGTCATTACTGCTCCAATGCCCTTAGTTCCAGCCATTACACCTTTCATTGCTGCAGCTACACCTTTCCCCCAGCTAGCAATTTTAGAACCAGTAGTAACTAACTTACCTATAACTAATAATAATGGCCCAATTGAAGCTGCAATTGCTCCAATAGTCAAAATTAACTTTCTAGTTCCCTCATCTAGGTTAGCAAACTTTTGAACAACGTTTGTAATACTTTCTATAACTTTCATTAGCATAGGTATTAATACTTCACCAAAAGATATTGCAACTCCTTCAAGTGCTGATTTTAATTGAGTTAATTTACCATTTAAGTTATCTTGCATTGTTTCAGCCATATTCTTTGCAACACCATTACTATTATTTATAGCTTCAGTAAGTTTATTAAAATCACCCTCACTTGCATTAACTATGGCCAATAACCCAGACATGCCTACTTTACCTGCTATAGCCTCTGCATTACTTGCCTTTTGTGCATCAGTCATATCAGCAAATGCTTCTCTTAAATCAACTACAACATCATTTAAATTTCTCATAGAACCATCTGCATTTTCTACTTCAATTACCCAAGAATCTGTACTCTTAGTCGCTAATTCAACACCACCTTGTAATCCTAGTAGTATTTGCCTTAAAGAAGTACCAGCTTGAGAGGCTTTTATTCCTGCATTACCCATTAATCCAATTGCTACAGCAGTATCTTCTGCTGAATATCCAAGAGAACCAGCAACTGGAGCAACATATTTAAAAGTTTCCCCCATCATAGCTACGTTAGTGTTTGCGTTTGAAGAAGCAGCTGCTAATACATCTGCAAAGCGAGCACTATCAGAGGCACTTAAACCAAAAGCTGTTAATGCATCAGTTACTATATCTGAAACTAAAGCTAAGTCCTCACCACTAGCAGCAGCTAGATTCATAATCCCACTTATTCCACTTAACATATCTTCAGTTTTCCATCCGGCCATGGCCATGTATTGAAATGCTTCTGCAGATTCTGATGCAGAGAACTTAGTAGTTGCCCCCATGTGTTTTGCCATATCTGTTAATCTTGCAAGATCATCTCCAGTTGCTCCACTTATTGCTGATACCTTGCTCATGCTTTCTTGAAAGTCTGCAGCAGTTTTAACACTTATAGTTCCTAATCCTAGTAATGGTGTGGTTATTCCTACCGTAAGAGTTTTCCCTATATCAGTTATTTGTTTGCCAGCACTCTTCATAAACTTTTCTGCTTTTTGCATTTCTTTTTGCAACTCTGAAAAGTCTGCCCCAGCTCTTACTAAGAGATTTTTAACTACCGCCAATAACCTCACCTCCCATCATTGCATTTAATCTTTTAACTGCTTCCAACATCTCTTCATTTGATTGTTTTTTCTTTTCCTTAAGTAAATCCTTAAGTTTTGGAAGTTTCTTCATTCTTGCAAATGCTTCTGTATAATATGCTTGAATTATTAATTCTTTTGAGCGTTCTTTTTCCTTATCTTCAAAAGATTCAATACATATAAATAATTCAAAAGGAGTCATTTCCCAAAAATCTTTTATAGAAATCCCTATCCTAATTGCCATTCTCATGCAGTTCTCAATAGAAAACTCTTGAACTGCACCTTTATCATTTACTTTTTTTCACTATCTACTGCCCCAAATGCATCACTAATTATTTTAGGAATTAACTCTATAGCTCCTTTAACTCCTAAGTGATTATCAATTAATTCTATTGTTTTTTCTAAAGTTAACTTTTCATCTTCATGCTTTAATCCAGCATAATAAATTACTGGTACTATTTCTTCTACTTCTAAGTTTTCATCTTCAAAATTTATCTTTGTAAGACTTTTTCCTGTAATATTTTTAAATTCTTGCATAGCTTTAAATCCTAAAACTATATTTCTTGCCTTATCTAATTTAACTGTTGTAAATGTCATTTGTTTATCCTCCTTAAAATAAAAAGACTAGGATTATCCTAGCCTTAAGATATTGTTAATGTTGGTTTTCCACTTACTTTTATAGAAGCTTCAAATGGAATATTATCCTCCATAGGTGCAGATGTAGAAATAGCAGTAAGTATTCCTTTAAATCCCCATTTTGCTCCTAAGCTTTCTGGAAACTCAATTTCAAAATCAGTTAATTCTCCACTTTCAAATAAATCATATAATTCTTTTTGACCTTTTCCTGTTGTTGGATTGAAATACCCTGATAAAGAAACTTCTCCTGCATCTTTTAAACCTTGCATAAACTCTCTATATCCATCAGCTGAATCAAGAGTTGTAACTTCTATTGTATCTGCTGAAAGTTCCATTCCTCCTATTTCAGTTAACTCTGCAACAGTCTTTTTACTATCTTCAGTACCAATATTAAATTTAGTACCCATTCCTTTAGTTGCCATTATTATTCCTCCTTGTAATTAACAGTTAATAATAAACTGCTTTTATATGCATTAGGCTGATAAATATATTCACCTCCTAATTCTTCTAAATCTAAATTATTTATTCGTGGCCCATCTCCACCAATTCTTTTAAAAAGAACTCCTATTAACTTCTTTTTAATCTCTGTCTCCAATTCATCTAGTTTCTGATAATCATCTGAAATTAAAACTAATTCATATGTAGCCTCAATATCTGTAATTATCCCTGATAAATCTTTTAAGAATTTACTTCTACTTTTTCTATAAACTAAAAAAGGAGGTTTAACCCCCTCTGGTGCTATAATAGGATAAACTCTTTTATTCAATCCCTTAATAGACCTTAATTCTAATTTTAATCCATTATCAAAAGTTATTTTAATCACCTACTTTAACTTATCAATCTCATCTGCTAATGTGCTAACAATAGTATTTTCAATTTGACTTTTATTATCTGTTAATGAATCATGCAAGAATTTAAATCCTGCCACATATCCGCCACTTTTTGTTTTAAATCCATATTCAATGCTAGCTGGATAATATGCTCTTTTCCCAGCTTTTGAAGTTTTAACAAATACATCGTTATATGAAGGATCTGGCCATAAATCATAAACCTTTTTACCTTTTATTTTTGTTTTTTCTGCTTTTTCTTTAATAGATTTTCTAAGATAACCAGTTTGGTCAATCCATCTACCATTTTTAGCACTTTTTTTAGCTATTTGAATACCTTTTTTAGCAGCTTTATTAACACATTTTTGCGGTAACTCTCCTACCCTTTTTATAGTTTCAATAACTTCATCTAACCCTTCAACTCTAATGCCATTAGCCATTATATCAGCTCCCTACACATAAGTTGCAACATAGTGTTTTTTTCATACTCATTTATAACAGAAATGATATAGAATATTCTATCATTATAGATAACCCTCATATCTGGAGTTATTCCTTTTCTATATCTCAATCTAATTTTATGAGTTAAATCACTATTAATTGTTTCAGCTGAATAATACTCTTTTCCTGAAATAGGATTTATATTTGCCCATGTAGTAGCTATGTCTTTCCAATCTTCATCTTCTGAATCTAAGTCTTGTAATTGAAATGTAATTCTATGCCTTAATTCTCCAGGATTAATTCTATATCTCATATATTCACCTACAACAAATTAATTGAATACATATCTAATATATTTTTAATTACAAAATTACTTTTATTATCTTGAACTGAAAAGGATCTATTATCATACATTTCATTACATAAAACTAGTAAGGCTAATGTTAAATCTTCTTTGCTATCAATTTGTTCTTCATTTAATCCTGTATATCCCTTTATATAACTCTTTGCAGCTAATAATATATTATTCAACATTACATCGTCATAATCATGCTCAACATTTGCATACTCTTTTAAATCATCAATAGTTACTTCACTAATCTTCATTAGCTTTCACCTTCTTTTTATTTGCCTTTACCTCTTCTACATATCCTGCCTTAAGAAGGTCCTGGAGTATAACCTTATTATTACACTCCTTTTCCTCCCCTTTATACATAGAAAAAGCACCAGCAAAACTTACTAATGCTTTTACCTTCATTAACTCACCTCAATTAAGCTCCCATCACTAGAGCAGCGATTTTCTGTTCATTTTCTATTTTAGAATCTAATTCAACCCATCCAACTACTCCAATAGCGTGTTGAGTAGCATATTTTTCTCTTAAAACTTCAATATTTATATCTTCACTTAACTTAACAGCTAGTCCAGACATGTCACCATAGTAAATAGATGTTTTTTCAGTTGCAATGGCATCCATATTTTCTGATGTATAAACATCTTTTCCTAATAAAGTATATCCCCACTTAGCTGACACATCTTTATTTAATAAGTAGTTTCCATCATTATCTTTTAATTTTCTTATAGCTGATCTAGTAGACTTATTCATTATCCATATTGCTCCTGCTTGATAAACATCTGGAACCATTTCTTGTACATCTATTAATTCATCAGCAGTTACAGCTGTAGCACTTGCTGCAGTTACTTTTTGTTTAACTGTACTTAAACCTGTTATCTTGCTTGGAGAACCCTTTAATAACTCTTTTTCAATAAATCTAGCAATACTTTCGGCCATAGCAGTAATAACAAATGATATTAAATCAAAATTAGAATTGTTTAATAATGATTTAGATACCTTTGTTAATGCACCTGCTAAATATACTTTTAACTCTATATTTAAGAACTTACCAGAACTTGATTCTAAATCAGTAAATTCTGTTGCGTATGCTGTTGTAATTGCTGATGAAGATTCATCATAGTATGGAATAGTTAAATCTCCTTTTACATTGTATCTAGTAGCCAATTGATATATTGGAGATATATCATAAACCTTCTTTATAATTTTTTGAGCAATTGTCTTAGGAATAACTGCTCCATTATCACCTACTGCTAAATTAGTTGCTGTTCTAGTTTCAATAACTCCTCTTACATAGTTTGCAAATGCTCTTTCCTCTAACTCTGTTGTTTCTTCTTCAGCACTCTTCTTAGCTGGAATATTATTAAAAGCTCTTTGCTCTTCTATTACTTCAAGTGTCTTATCTATTTTTGATATTTCCTTTTTAATTTCTTCGTATCTAGTTTCTTCTTGATCCGTTAATGTTCTTGTTTCAGCTTTTGCAGCTTCAACTATGTTAGTCATTTCAAGCACTAGCTCCGTTCTCTTTTCTTCTAATGCCTTTTCGTTAGTTTGTAATGTTCTGTATTCTGCAATTTTTCTTTTTATCATAATTATTTCTCCTTTTTCAATCAAAATAAAAAAAGCCTTATTTAAAAGACTTTTTAAAACTTTCTATTTCATTTTCGTATTTACTATAATCAATATTTGTTCTTTTCTCTTTGTTTTTATATTCATCTATTATTATAGCTTTAAAATCAGTTACTCTATTTTCCGTTAAGACTTCTTTATCATCTCTCATTTCAATAGATGTAGCTGAATATGCTGGATTTCTTGTATCATCAACTATAGTTACTTCAAACAAATCTAATTCCTCTACAGTTCTTTTCTCATAACCATTTTCTACTGTTTCCCAGCTATCTTTTTCTGCATAGAAACCAAAACTCCATCCTCTTAATTGTTTGTTTTTAGCTTTTTCAATTACATCTGCATCAGTTACAGTACATATTGCTCTTAATCCTATATTGTCTTCAAACAATTCAAGATTTCCCTCTGAAGTAGAACCAAGCTTTCTATTTTTATCATGATTTAATAATAAATCAACATTTGCTCTTTTTTCCAAGCTCTTTTGGAATGCTCCTGGCTTTATTTTTTCTACAAACCTACCTTTCACTGAAGGAATAGGTTTGCTCTCTCTATCAACAGCATTTACGTAACCATCAAGGATTACGCTGTCATTACGAATCTCTATTCTCATTATTTTCACCCCCTTTCAAATTTGATGTTTTATCTGTATTTGGTGTGTAAACAGTTTTATTTTTAGTGTTATACAATACATCATTTAAACCTAATAAAATAGTATCTTCAAATAAATCAATAGGCTCCAAATCTTCTTTATATCTAATTTCATTTACTCCCATGATTTTGTTTTTAATGGCTATTTCGTAGGCTTTAAACCTCTTCTCTATATCACCTTTTAATAACTCATTAGCATCATATCCAAAATAAAAAGACTTCTTCTCTTTTTCTAGAAGTAAGTCTCTATTAATACTTGCTATTAAACTATTAAGTATAGGTAATATTGCCATCTTAAACATTTTATCAAAATCACCTTCGTTAGCTTTCCCATCACCTGTTATTATACTTGGTGGTATGTTTAATACTTTACAAATTTCCGAGCCATTTGATATTTTATTTTCATTTAACTGTAATTCTGTAGGGGTGGCTTGGCTTTCTTTAAATGTTAATCCTTTATTAAGAACAATACAATTTTCAGTATTGTTAGAATACATATTCCTCCACTGTTCTTTTAAATTTAGCATAGATTCAGATGCTAGTTTCCCCTCTGATTCAATAAACCCTTTTTTATTGCCTCCAGTTTTGCTTAATATATTTTCATATTTTAATGAATTATAAGCTACAGATAATAATAATGGGTTTTCTTCTATAATACCATATCCATCAGCTCCATTATCACTATGTCTTAATAATTTTATGAAGTTATATGGTTTATAGGTTTGCCCAGCTATTATTACATCATAATTTTTAAAAATTGGATCTACATTTTTAATTATACTTACATCACTTTCTTTAACATAATGTAAACTTGCAAACTTTCCTTTTTCTTTATTTATATAGATATATCCATTTCCCATTAATAAATAATCTATAACTAAAGCCTTTTTCATTTCAAATGAAGTAAGAGTATCTCCAGTTTCTTCATTTAACAATCTAAGCCTTATATCATCTTTTATTTCTGTTACTTTTTCATTTTCTTCTTTATAAAGCTTAATAGGAATACTTGCAACTAATGATGATATTAACTCAACACAACCAACTAAAGTAGGAATATTTAAAGCTTCTATTCTGGTTATACTATCTTCAATTAATCCTGCAGCTAACAATAAATTTTTTAATCCAGTGTCATCTTGTTCTAATATTGACCGTTCTTCCTTACTAATTTTCCAAAACCTAAAATTCATATTTTCACCTCCCTCCTTATATTACTTGAATAGTAAAATCATCATTTGAAGATAACATTATATCTTCTTGTAATAAATAAAGAGCATCAACAATGCTCATAACTAAATCTATCTTACCTTTAGATTTCTTTTTATTAAGATATTTATTAAGATTTGTATCCTTTGTTTCTCTTGCATTTTCAAAATTAATTTCTAATAATTTATTATCTAAGTAATTAAAAGATTTACTTAATATACTTTCTTTTAACAGCTTAATTGGAGAATGTAATATTCTACTATGCTGTATTACTTCAACACACTCAATATTGCCTTTTGATTCAAGTTTTTGAGCTGATGATAATGCATTTCTTCTGTCATATCCCAACTTTACTATTTCAACTCCATATTCATATTTGATATTTAATATAAAGTTCTCAACAAATTCATAATCTATAACATCATCTCCACATGCATAGCAATTCTTCTGCTTAATTTGCTCTCTATAATTAACTTGTTCTCTTTTTGACTTCATTTCCACTCTTTCATTAGGAATAAACGCCCAACTTTTAGCAACTATTTTATTAGTATTTTCATCATAAGTTAACATTGATACTGCTGTATTATCATCTGTTTCAGCTAAATCAACACCTACATATACCTCTCTACCTTCCCAATTAAAGTTATCAATTCTACAATTTTTCAATTGCTCAATACTTATAAAAACTTCACCACTATTAGCAGGCATAAAATAATTCATACTCTTAGTTAAATACTCTTCTACTAAATTTTGTTGCTCTAATGCTCTATTTCTATCTTCCCTAATAGTTTCATAATTTTCTTCTATTCTTAATGGATTAGCTTGATACATTCCAATATCATCCCATAAATGTTCTTCTTCAGCATAATAAAGTAATGCAAATTGTCTTTCATTTTTTACTAACTCATTAAAAACCTTTTTCATATACTCTAAATCATCTTGCATTATAGAATTATCAATTGCATAAGCTGTTGTTGTTCTAAATAACAATGGATTAATTACATTTTTTTGACCTGATTTCATAGCAGTAAAATTAGCATTATCTTTAAAGTTACCATGCTCATCACTTACAAATGCACTTGGTCTAATTGAGTTGTTTTTACCACTTTCAGCTGTTCTAGGTTGAAAAAAACTTTGTGTTATCTTACATTTTATTTTCCCAATTTCTGTTCTTGACCATTCAAAATGTTTAGCTATTACAGGACTAGCATTTAATATTTGAACCATTGATTTTCTTATTTCTGCTGCAAGCTCTCTAGTTAAACAAATGCTATAAAATTCTGAATAATTTTGTTCTGTAAGCATAAGTAATAAAAATGTTAATCCAACTAATGCAGTTTTAGCATTTTTTCTAGCAATATATAAAGTTATATCATTATATCTAAACTTTTCTGGTTTATCTTTAAACCTCCATCCAAAGATATTAGCTAAAAAGAAACATTGAAAGTCTGCTAGATTTTCTAACACTTGTTCTCCTGCAACAAATCCAGTTGCAAAATTAAATAATTTTAGTAGATTGTTTATGATCCTAAGCTTATCTTCATCAAAATAAAATTTAAAATCATCATCATGTTGTTTTTCTAAATCTATTAAAAACCATTTACATTGAATAATTACTTCTTTTGTAGTTATCTCTTTACCTGAAACAACCTCTTTTGCATATCTAATAGCTCTATCAAGTAAAATCATTATTCTCCCCTAAGAGCTTTCACAACTGCATCTTCTTCAGCATTTTTAGTATTAATATTTATATTAGCTATCTTTGCCCTAGATTGAGGTGATAAACATAACTCATTACAACATCTATAAAAATCTTTATCATAACTATCCTTTTTAGACATTATGTCTTTATTAAATAATACTTTTGGATTTTTATTAACTAAACTTTCAATAAAGTGTAATCTATCAATTGCAATTGCAGCTTTAGTAAGTAAAAATGTATCTAAATTACTTAATATCTGACTTGCTTTTAATTCACTAACTATGAAGTTAAATAAATAAAGTTGAGTTTTTGTTAATTCCATACTTGGAACTAAGTTATCAGCTTTACCCCTTATTAATTCTTCTTTTTCTATTCTGTCATTAATTTCTTCTTTTGTTTGTGAACATTCAGTTAAAACCTTTGCTGACTTACAAGGCCTGGCCAAACTCAACACCTCCTTAAAATTTAAAAATATAATTTATCCAACTAAAAAACATCTCATTTTACAGATTTATTTTAACTAGCTAAGGCATAGTTGGTGTATACCCCCCTAAAAAAATTAATTTATACCCATGGGGGGGACTAATAAAAATTTTTCATTTGTTCCTTTACTATCTCATATAACTCATTCCTTTTTATATGACCTTTTTCAGCTAAATGATGATGATACTCACATAACGTTATTAAATTATTATCTTCTTCCCTTAAATCATAATCTTCCTCTAATGGTACTATATGATGTACTGATAGATTCATAGAGTTTATTTTCCTTTGGGTATTATATAAATCTCTAATGCATATCTGACATATATATCTGTCTCTACGTTTTATATCTTCTCTTTTTATCTGCCATACCTTTGTGCTTCTAAACTTATCCTTTTCAGTTATCTTTTTAAACACTTTTTTTATTGGCTTCCTTGGACAAACTATACTAGTAGAATGAACCCTACCACAATAAACACAACTCTTTAATCTAGCCATTAATACTACTCCTATATATCTATACTTTTAGATGCTATTTCTTTTTCCCTAAGCTTTAATGCCTTTTTATCATTTTCAACTTTATTAGGATCATCTTTCCATAATGCTTTCTTTCTATTGTTCAACCAATACTTTTGAGCTGCTACATCTGGCCCTTTATATTTCTTTACAAGTGATATCTTTACATCCTCTTTAACAAGTACAGTTCCATTTTCACCTTCAACTTCTTCCTTAACTTTAGTAGCTACTTCCTCATAATAATGATAGCCTTTGCAACATTTAAATAAAGCATCTTCTACTTGCTCATTTCTAGCTTCTTTAACTTCATCAATTGCCTGCTTAAGTTTTGAATTATTATTTTTTTTGGCCTTCCATGCACTTCTTGATATCCCTAAAAACTCTATGATTTCTTTATCTTTGCAACCATCCTTAAGCATTGATATTACTTGCGTTAGGTTATTTTCAATTATTTCATCAACTGACTTTCTTCCCACTTTTTCAACTCCTTTTCGTGGCCATTTTATTTTTCATGGCTTTTTATTTTTTTAAGCTTAAAAAATTCACTTTTTAAATTTAAACTTAAAATAGCTTGTACCCATTGAAAATACTAACTTTAAACTACTTTTCTATTTTTTTATTGAATCAGTAATATAGGTGACGATTACGCATACAATTTTTTTAGTGCATATATTAGTAGTAATTTTTATTTTAATCCTTAAATAAACACCATTTCTTTTTTTACTTATTCAACATTAAAACAGTAATTTAATCTTATATTCCTGTATCAGCTATTCTTGCAGCATCTTTTGCCATTTGTTCTTTTAATCCTAAATATCTTTTAGTTTCTTCAATACTCTTATGACCAAGTGCTATTCTTACTGCTTCTAAATTTCCATTAGTTTCTGTATATATCTTAGTAGCATATGTTTTTCTTGGACTATGTCCTGTAATATGCTCTAATCCAATAGCCTTACCTACTTCTTTTAATTTATCACTATAAGATTTTTGTGTTAATGCTTCATTCCCTTTGCCTTTTCTACTAGGAAATGCGAATTCTGACCTTTTCTTTCCTTTAAGATATTGTTTTAAATGTTTCTCTAATGCTGGTCCAATTTCTGCAATTCTCTTTTTAGGTTTTCTTCTATTTGGATTTTTAGCAACTTCACTTTGCCATTGTTTATACTGCTTTTGTTCCTGAATCTCAAAGTAACCTTTATCTAATGCATCTTTTATTTCTCCAACAGTTAATGTTATTATGTCTTGCATTCTATATCCAGTTGCTCTTGCAAGTAAAAATAACATTAAGTTTCTTTCAGGATATTCTTTACTTAATTCAACTAACTTCTCTTTATATCTTTCATACTTTGAATCTGGAATAGGATTTGCAGAACCTTTCTCCCAACATCTTATTTTTTCTTCTGTCATTACCTCACCTGCTTAATAGCTCCTCGTCTACTTCTCCTATATGAAGAATGATGCATTAACTCATTTAAATCTCTTTCTGATAAGTTTTCTTTTTTCTTATTCCTTATCCAATTTAATTTTTCATAATTATCTGGTTGATTTTCTTTTATAATCCTTCCAATGCTCATATCCTAATCCCCCTTTTTAAGCATAATAAAAGAGCTGTTATTTCTAACAACTCTTAAATTCATTTGTCAATCTTCTTGGTACATCCCAAGGAATTGCATAACCTATATCTTTTTTTAATACTATATCTCCATCTTCTTTTGTTTCATATAATGATCTATTCTTTAATATAAAGCTTTTATCACTCATATATTGTTTGCTTTCGTACTTTGTTATCTTTTTTACTTCATTTTCATAAAACTTTAGATGTTTTCTATTTTTTAAGTGAATAGGCTTTAAATTTTTAAAATTTCTTTGGATGCATTTGTTTACTGCTGATTTATTAACATTTAACTCTTCTGAAATCTCTTTTGCATTTAATCCATTTGCATATAATTGCTTTACTAATTCTTTATTCATACCTATCCCTCCTAAAAATGATATAGTTTCCCCCAACCCATTCAAAGTGGACATTTTCAAATTTTAATAAGTAATATCCCTATGAACTTTGTGTTATTTCCGATTTATTATATAAATATAGTAATATAATTAGAAAAAAATAGCACCTTACGTTTAAGTATAACTTTTTACGTTTTAAGTGCTATTTTGATTTTTAATAAACTTTTTCTATTATTTTTATATATTTTCTACTTTTTTCTTATTTCCAACATTCATCAATTCTCTTTCTTAATGTTTCAGCTCTGAATGCTGATGTAATTACATGTCCACTTTCAGTTACAATTATAGCTAATGTCTTATTCCCTTCAGTTGCATCTAATAATAACTGCGTTTCTTTAGCATTCCTTATTAATCTTCTCCCTGGAGCTGAATCTGAATTTAATATAGCTATTATCTTATCTATATTTACATTGTTCTCATATCCTGCGTTAATAAATCTCCCCATTTTAATTACCTCTCTTTTCAATCTATTCTTGTAATTACTTCACTATATTTTTGAATTTAGTTTAATACCTTCTTAAGAATCCAATTAAAAAAATATCATTATCTTTATTAACTGTTTCGATTCTATCTAGTTTCCATCCTTCTTCTAAGTATTCATTCACTTCATTATCAAATATCCAACTTGATTCTAACTTTTTTGAAATAGTTACAATCATATTTCTTTTTGCTTGAATCTTTGATGATTTATATCCTGTTTTTAAAAAATTCATTTTTTACCTCCAACATTAACGAATAGTGGTTTTGAATTACGAATTACTTACATAGCTCGTCATACATTTTATTTAGCTTTTTTATTATCTCTTCTCTAGCATCTTTTTGTTTATTAGCTTCTTCTAATTGATTATTATTTCATTAAACTTCTTCAAAGATTACTTCATCTAAATCTAATTCTTCGTCACAACTATTGCATTTAAATCCCTTTTCAATTCTTTCTCCTAATGTTCCTTTGCCATAAACCATATCAATTAAACTTAAATCTTCACTTTCACAATACTCACATCTCGTTTTAACTAACATATTTCAATCTTTCCCTTCGCAATAATTTCATTACTCTCTAAACTTCTTTTACAAATACTTTTCCATTAGGATCAGTATAAAATATATCTCTTTTACAGGTCATTAGATATGAAATCCCTGGAATAACTAATACATTCATATCTGTAACAATAGTATTTAATTCAAAAGTTGCGATAACCTCTCTTGTATCTTTTTTAAAAACAACTAAAATTTGCATTCTTCCTCCTTCAACTAACTAACAATATATTCATATTGTGAGTTAATCCAACTTGTAGCTACTATAAGTTACTTCTATATTTCTTACATATGAAAATTCTTTACCGCAATTATCACAATGCATTTCATCATCTTCATCTGGGCATTCCCAGCTATCTGAAACTTCATATCCACAGTAAGGACATACTATTTCATCAGTAAATAAAGCATATATTTTATTATTCATTCCTTCATCTCCTTTTTGAATTGTTCACTAATATTTTGTCAAAATTCTTCTTCTTAGATCCTCGCTTGAAAGACACTTGATTCCTTTTAATGCTTTTATAACTAATCTTCTTTTTACTTTTCTATTTTTACTTTTCTTAGCCCAATTAATATAAAATAGTGCTTCTGGATATAGTTTTCTTACATTTATAGACAACTTCATAATTTCACCTTCCCCTTATTTAATTTATTTTTATAAGCTTCTCTCCCTACTGAATTATAGATTAATCCTACTTTGCTACAATTCTCCTTCTGATAACACCCACAACTTACGCTACTTTTTAAACACCTATGGGTCATATAAGTTATATTTCCACATTCACATTTACATTTCCAAACTACAGCTCTAGACACTCTTCTATCTGTATATCCTATAACAGTAAGCCTTCCAAAGTTTTTACCTATAATGTTATTTATTGCTTGTGCCATTTTATACTCCTATCTAACTCGCAATAATTTCATACTAGTTTTGAATGGCGAATTACTTCTTATATATTTTTTTAATTATATCAACTATATTATTAATAAGGTGGTTATAATTTTTAACATATTTTTCATCATCTTGCCAATCATCAAATCCTAAATCTGTTAAACACTCTTTACAAATATCTATGCTATGTGTTGGAAATCTTTCTCCAATCTTCATGCTTAATCTAATATCAACTAAATCATTTTTGTTTAAAACCTCTTTTTTACAACTATCACAATAAAATTTTGTTTCTACCATTTCTTTCTCCTTAAATTTATTTCGTAATTTTTTTCAAATTATTCTCTAATCTTCTTCCTGAATACAATCTAGGTTTATTATTTCAGTAGCATTATCTGCTACCCATTTACCTAAGCTTTCATAACTATAAAATCTTTTTTCTTTGTATTCTCCATTCCATCTTTCTCTGTATACATAAGTTATTTCCATATTTTCACCCTTCTTCTAACGCTTTATTTATAGCTTCTTTAAAAGTTAAGCCTTCAAAGTAATATTCAACTGTCCTTGTTATAATATCTTCTAATTCCTCTTTATCCATGATCTACTCCAGATAAATATCTCTGAAAGGAACTTAAACATTCTAAATCTGTAATCCCCACTACTTTTAATAGCCTGTCCAAAGGTCCTTTCTTTAATATTTTTTATTTATATAAATGCCCTAAAGCATTAATAGCAAACTATCCTATAATTTCTCTTAATATATTAAACTTTTCTTTACCTTTTTGAGCTCTTATACTCTTACCATCACTTACTACTGGTGTACACATTTCCATCAGCCTGTCATAAGTTCTTTTGTGATACATATTTTCCAAGTCATTAATATTAATATTTGTTGTTATAATTGTTGGTAATGAATTTCTATACCTGCTATCAATAATGTTGTATATTTTAGATGCTGACCACTCATTTTTTTGTTCAGTACCTAAATCATCAATTATTAATAAATCTGCATTAGATAAGCTCTTTAGTATAGTTTCTTCTCCCTCTTTTCCATAAGAAGAATATGTCTCCTTTATTCTTTCAAGCATTTTATTAATACTTACACAAATTGTTGGCGTTCCTCTTAGCATTAAATAATTAGCTACACAAGCAGTTGCATGAGTTTTCCCATTACCTGGTGCTCCGTATATTAATAGCCCTATATTATTTTCTTTAGCTTTAGTAAAATTACTAGCATATTTACTACATATGTTAAAAATCTTTTCTGAACCAATATCATGATTCCAATTTTCAAATGTGCATTGTTTAAATTTTTCATCCATCAAACTATTTTTAAATATGCTATTTAATCTGATTTGCTTTTCCTTATTCTCATCTTCAATTGCTTTTTTCTCTAGTTCTTTCTTTCTACAGCTACAAACTATTGGAACTCTTCTAAGAACATTTAGAATTACAATATCTTTTTGAATTGGATTCCCACAATTTTCACAAACTTTTATAGGAGTATCATAATCCAACCCATTCATCAGACTTTTCTCTATTGTTGTTACTAGTAACTCCGCTGTTTCCATCACTTTTACTCCTTCCTTTATCATTTCTACTATTACCCCCATATTCACTATCTGTGCTTTTTAAAGGGAATATTCCCTTCCAAGAATTAAGAATTGAATTATTTATTATTTCTATCTTTTCATCATCATTATTTGATATATTATCTAATTTTCTTAGCATTAGCTTTAAGGCATTACTTGTCATTGGTGCTTTTATAGCCTTACGCATTTTTATAAATTCGTATATTGTTTCTTTCAATTTTAAATTTTCTGTATACTCTTCTATAAAAATATCAAATTCACTTTTTTTCTTTTTTTTATTATTCTTATTCTTATCTTCTTCTTTTTCTTTTTCTTCTTCTAGAGCAACGACGTCGGACGACTTTTCTGCCGACTCGTCGGACGATTTTATTAATAGCTTTTGTTTTGCCCTCTTTTCTTTTTGATATATTCTATCTCTTTCTTTCCTTTTTTCGTAAGCGTCTAGCGTCTGATGTTTGCCCCAGTTAGGAATTGTAATAACATTATCTATTATTTCGATCATCCCAAAGTCAGCAAAAGTTTTTAATGCAAATCTTACTGTGTTTACATCTTTTCTAAAAATTGTTGCAAGCATTTCATCAGTATATGCAATACGTTCGTTAAGCATAAAAACTCCTGAGTTATTATTCTTTCCTGCTAAACACAAAAGCTTAAACCAAACAACTATAATGCTATCAGCACTCGGTAAACTCTCTATTAATAACATTTTTTCATCATCAAAAATATCTGTAACTATCTTGATCCACTTTACTGTCGCCATGTTAATCCTCCTTAATAAGAACTTCTAAAATATCTTTCTCTTCTAACATTTCTAACATTACTTCTTACCCTCTAATCCATTGCAAACATGGTCATATTCTGCTTTAGTTAACTATTCAACTTCTTGTACTGGTTCTGTATATTCTACTTCTTCTATTACTTCTCCAGCTTCAAAATCTATTTCCATAGTATCTTCATTTAAAATACTTTCTTTGATTGTATTATTATCAGCTGTGTAAGCTTTTTGCATTTCTATAGATAATATTCCCCATTTAGATAGTAAATTTCTTATAACTGTCTTTTTTGCCATACTATCAAAATCTGTTTGCCATACACTATTTTTAAAATTATATGTTTTTGAAAATTTCTTTGCATGAGCTTCCATATCTTCTTTGCTCCAATAAACTGTTTTTTCAAATCCATTTAATAATTTAAAATATCCAGCATATCCAATTACTTTATTTGACTTTCTTTCAGTAAAATCAATTTCTACTTCTTCACTTAATGGATTCCAACTTATAAGTTCTCCCTCTCTAATTTCAACTACATTTATTGCTTTATATTGCCCTGTTCTTAAAGCTAATTGAATAAATCCTTTATACCCAATTTGAAATTGAGCTTTATCCTTATAAGGTACTACCCATGCATACCCTAAATTTTTATCTACCGGTAAATCCATTGTTGCTGCTACCATACAACTTGCAATTACACTCATAGGTTCACATTTCTTTAAATTAGTATCTGAATTAACTAAATTAACAATACTACTCATATATTGAGGTGCTCTTTCACATAAAACTTCCTCAAATCTTTTCTTAACTGCTGGACTATCCATAAGTCCTTTAACACTATTTGCTATTGTAGGAGCTTGTCCTACTAATTCCTTCTTTGCTAATTGATTTTTTAAACTACTTGCTGTTGCCATAATTATTTATCCTCCTTAATATTAAATTTTCTTGTGTATATCTTTATCTAGTGATATACTGTCATTGAATTGTTTTGAATTGATTGAATCTGAATTTATATGAGCGCCAACTCTTTCAGATTCTATCAATTCTTTTGCTTTTTCTACAGCTTCTATATAGTCTAATCCTTCTTTTGCAATTAACTTCTGTGCTTGGCAAACTACCTTGTCCAACTCTTGGCTAATAGCAACAGTTCTTTCATCGGTCAGTCCATACTCATCAATAGCTTGATGAAGTTTCTCTCTTAACTCTTTCATGCTTACCTCCTAATTCTCTTTATTAGCTTGTCTACTCCATCTAAAATAGATGCAATTATAAACATTAACCCAATAATTATTATTAACACTAGGGGCATTACAAATGTGCATATGCCCCATATATTTAAACATTCCATAAATTCACTCCTTTAAACTTGGATTATATTTTCTTATAAGAAAATTATTCTTGAATATTTAAAGGTTTTATATGGTATTTCTATACGTACTATATTGCCTATCATTTAAATCACTTCTTCAAAACTCAATTTATTCATATTTTTTATTATGTTTACTTATTTTTAGTAGGCTATTAAGCCTATTTATCTTAATACTCATCAATTAATTCTTTTAAAGCTCTCATTACTGGTTCAGCACCAAATTTGCTAATTAAATAATCTACAAGCATTGAATAGTAATTTAATAAAGCTTCTTCTGACGGCTCATTATTAAGAACAACCTTCAATTCATTGTAATTAACTCTCCCCATAATACATCTCCTTTTAATTTCTATTTCTAATATATGAATTTCAATATTAATTGTTACTCTAATTTGCTTCCGCTAATAATCTTTTAATTATATAAACTTGCCCTTTCCCTAAAACTCTTGTTATTTTATAAGTAAATACTCCTTTTGAGTTTTCTTTAGTTCCTTCTACCACTTCAAAATACTCTCTATCTATATATTCTTGTTTAGGGTCATACTTAGAATTTTTCTTAATTAATCCCCATTCTCTAAGCTTGTCCCAAAGTTTATTACGCCCAATCTTTATTCCTTGCTTTGAAGCAATTTGAGCTACTTCTTCAACCTTTAAACTGTTTTTACTTACTGCAATTTGATTTATAAATCTATTCTTTTGAGTTAAATCTTGTGATAAATCCTTTATCTCTTTATCCTTAGCTTTTAAAAGCTCGTCCTTCTTCTCTATAGTCTTTCGGGATATAATAAATGCCTTTGCCATTATTTCCGCCTCTGACATTTCTTCACTTATTGGTATATATCCTCCTGTTTTTCTTATCTGTGGTAATACTTCTGATGTAACCCATCTTCTAAATTTTTTAGCTCCTGGTAACTTACTTCTAAGAACTAGGGAATATAGAGCACTTTCATTTATCACTATCATTTCTTGACTTCCACCAAGGGTATCGCATTTCGCTACCCCCTTATCTTCAATATCAACATGTTTCTTTAATGCATCTGATGTATTTGAATATCCTAAAACTTCTGCAACATCTTTACCAATTAACCACCCTTCTCCATTAATCTCTACTGCTCTTACCTCAAGTTCTAATTCTTTATTAATAAATAATTGAACTCCTTCTATTCTTTTATGTCTTATTTTTTCCAAATCTAATCACTCCTTCTCAAATTATAAATAAAAAAATATGTATATCTCGGTTCAATTTATTGAACTTTTTGTTCAAAAAAATAATATTGAATTCTTTCTAAATTTATATTTAAAAGCATAGACATTCTCGCTATCTCATCTTGAGTGAAAAATATTTTATTGTTTAACTTTAATGATAAAGTTCTCTCGGAAACCCCAAGTTCTTTAGCTAATCGTCCTTGTGTTCCATACTTTTCAACTATTCTTCCTCTCAATTTATCATAATTAAAAGTCATATACCCACCTCCAATCATCAAGTTCAATTTTTTGAACAACCTTATCTTAGCACCTATTTTCTCATACGTCAATATCTTTTGTTCAAAATTTTTAACTTTTTCGTTTTTTTCATTGAACTTTAATTCAAAAAGATGTATCATATTAATGAAAGGACTGATGATGATGAAAAATTATAATACATCAACTAGATTAAAAGAAATTATGAGTGAACGAAATTTAAGACAAGTTGACTTGTTAGAATTAGTTAAACCTTTTTGTCAAAAATATAATATTAAAATTAATAAATCAGATATAAGTCAATATATCTCTGGCAAAGTAAAGCCTGGTCAAGAAAAACTTTCTATGTTAGGTATGGCATTAGATGTAAATGAAACATGGTTAATGGGATATGATGTACCAAAAGAAAGACAATATGTATCTGAAGAAAATTTATCTAAAGAAGAAATAATATTAATTGCCAATTTTAATAAGCTTAATTTAAATGGAAAAACTAAATTGATAGAATATAGCAATGATTTAGTTGAAACTCCTAAGTATATAGAAGATAGTATAATATTACCACTACATAAAAAAGAAATATGGGAAGAAGCAGGTAAAGAGCATCTAATGCCAATTGCTTGTCATGATGATAATCTTACTGATAAAGAAAAAGCTATAGTAAATGAAAGAATAAATGAAATTTTAAAGAATTTAAATAAACATTAGAATATATAAAATAAATACGGAGTACAAATGAGTAATTATGAGAATTTAATATCTCTTGCACATTCTAAAGGTATTAATATTATTGAAAGTGATTTAGGTATAGATAAACCTTTTGGAAAGTGCATAGGTAATTTAATTATTATAAATAATAGGGTTAATGAGTGTGAGAAGTTATGTGTATTATATGAAGAATTAGGACACTTTAATCTTACTGTTGGTGATATAACTGACCAAAATGATTTAAATAATAGAAAACAAGAATCTATTGCTCGTAGATGGAGTTATGAAAAATTAATATCACCAGAAGATATAATTAATGCTATTATATCTGGAATAGATAATATCTATGATTTAGCTGAAATTTTAAATGTTACAGAAGATTTTCTAATAAAATCTATTGAACATTATAAAAAGAAATATGGAGTTTATTATGTTGGTGAAACACATTTGCTAACATTTGAACCATTAAATATAATAAGTTTTTAAAGAGGTGATTAACTTGAAAATTGCTATATATTCCCGTAAATCTGTGCTTAGTGAAAAAGGAGACTCTATTGAGAATCAAATAGAATTATGTAAAAATTATTGTGAATCATATTTTCAAGGTGAAGATTTAGAATATATTGTTTATGAAGATGAAGGATTCAGTGGTAAGAATTTAAATAGACCTAAATTCAAAGAATTAATCAATGATATAAAATCAAACAAAATAAATTTACTAATATGTTATCGTCTTGATAGAATAAGTAGAAATGTTGCTGATTTCTCTACAACTTTAGAATTATTACAAAAATATAATGTTAATTTTGTAAGCATAAAAGAACAATTCGATACAACAACTCCTATGGGACGCGCTATGATTTATATTGCTAGTGTATTTGCTCAACTTGAACGTGAAACCATCGCTGAACGTGTTAAAGATAATATGCTACAACTAGCTAAAATGGGTAAATGGTCTGGTGGTTGTTTACCCTTAGGATTTAATAGCGAAAAAGTAAGTTATTTGAATTCTGAAATGAAAGAAAAATCTCTAGTTAAGTTAATACCTATTAACTCGGAATTAGAAACAATTAAATTTATTTATAATACTTATTTATCAAAAGGCTCCATATTAGCCACACTTACAGAGCTAAATACTTTAGGATATAAAACTAAATTGAAATCAAATTTTGAATTATCTGGAGTTAAAAGAATATTAAAAAGTCCAATTTATGTTATATCAAATGAAGATACACATAATTATCTTAAATCTCTTGGATACGATGTATTTGGTACACCTAACGGTAACGGTTATCTAACCTATCAACAAAAATCTTCCAATAATTCAATAGTAGCTATTGCTGGGCATAAAGGCGTCATTTCTTCAGACGATTGGTTACGTGTTCAGAAAAGATTTGAAAGTAATAAACAAAAAGCAAAAAAATCATCTAATAGAAGTGGTACAGGTCAAAACACTTCCTTATTCTCTGGATTGTTGAAATGTAGTAAATGTGGCTCTAATATGGTTATAAAATATAACTCTAAAAATAAACAAGGATTTAATTATATTTACTACATTTGTTCTGGTAAACAAAAGACAAATATTGATATAAAGTGTGACTGCCCAAATCTAAGAACAGATTTAGTTGATGATATAATACTTGCTAAAATAAAAACTCATAATAAAGATATTATTATAAAAACATATGAAGACAAACTAAAAGAACTTCAGTTAAGTTCTAATAAACAACTAACTAATGATTTAAATAAAAATATAAACGAAAAAACTGATCAAATAAGAAGTTTGATACGTGAGCTTTCTTTGGTTTCTGATGAATCTATAAAAGAAATGTTAAGAAATGAAATTGCTTCATTAAATTCAGAACTAATTCAAGTTAAAGAAAAACTTAATAATTCTAATAAAATTCAAAGTGATATAGAAAATCTTATTATTAATATAAAACAGACCCTTATAAATTTTAAAAACTTTTATAATTATTTTGATAAATGCAACGATATAAACGTTAGAAGAACTTTATTAAACAATATAATTGAAAATATAATTTACGATGTAGAAAGTAAAAGTTTTAATATTAACTTTATAAATTTAAATATGCAGTTAAGTAGTGTTAGGAAATCCTATAACAATTTAAGTACATGTAATATAAATCTTATATTAACTGGAGAAACAATAGGAGATAAATTAAAATATTATCGCTTAAAAAATAATTTAACTCAAGATAAATTAGCTAAATTAGTTGGTTTTAATAGTGGTTCATGCATAAAGGATATAGAATCAAATAGGAGATTACCTGGAAGAAATATATCTAAAAAGTTAGCTGATATATTTAATCTTGATACAATATATTTTTTTGATAAATATTTAGAAGATACTCACAACTTATCAAATAAGCTAAAGGAATTTAGACAAAAAAATAATCTGACAATAAAATCAGCTTCATTAAAATATGGTTTTAGTCAAGCTTCATGGTCAGATTGGGAAAATGAAAAAAGCTATATAAAAAGATCAAAACTTTATATTTTAAAAGATAATAATATTATTTAAAATTTAAGCCTTAGAATTTAACTCTAGGGCTTTTTATATAACTTTTATAAAAAATATAGAGCAGATATTAAACCCACTCTAATAAACCATACATATACAATATTAAATAATTTAGTAGTTAGTTATTATTAACTCCTTATACTTTCCCCTTGCCTTAGTTTCTCTTGATAAAGAATAATTTACCTCAACTTCTTTTATATTAAATTCTTTATATAATTCTCTAGCTAAAGATTCTTTAAAACATTAAAATAACTTTCTTCAAGTTTATTTAAGTATTATTTTTGCTTATATTTTTAATTTAAGTTTATTTGAAATTATCAAAGTTAATATAACTTGTGTGTTAAAAATATATTTACCCCAAATTAAAATAGTAGGAAATCCTACTCTTTTAACAAGATAAAAAATATCTAATTTTATTAATAATACTATAAAATTAACTTAGCAATCTCTTTCTTCCAATCTCAGCATACTGCTCACTTTTCTCAATGCCGATATAATTCCTATTTAATTTTTTACATACAACTCCTAACGAAAAAGTTCCAGCAAAAAGATCTAATACTCTATCTCCTTCATTCGAACTTGCTTTTACGATTCTCTCCAATAATATTTCTGGCTTTTGTGAAGGATGCTCAACATATTCAGGCATTTTATATCTCACCCTCGGAAAATTCCATACATTCCCTGGAACTTTTTTAGAGTTATACTTTTGGGGTGGATCCTTTCTATAATCAATTAAATTTCTCTTTGCCCCTGTTTTTGCTTCAACTAAAATATCATCTGAATTAAAAGTATATTTATATTTACTTTTAACAGCAAACAAAATAGGTTCATATAAACATCCATAAAACCTTTTTGCTTGTACACCAGCACTATCATAGCTCCAAACTATTCTTGATAATATATGTAATTTATCTCTTAAATATATGTCTATATAAGGCATATTTTGCACTGAATTCATTATATATAAACTTCCGTTTTTGCTTAATTTTTTTAAAGCAATATCTAACCATGAATAAACCCAATTAATATATTCACTTTCTGACTTCCAACTATCATCTATATTATTAGCATATTTTTTCCCAAGATTATATGGTGGATCTATAAATATTAAATCTATTGATTTATCTTCAACTTTTTCCAGGCCTTCTATTATATCTGCTACAATGATCTCTATACTCATATTGCACCTCCAGAAACTTATTATACCACCATTTCCTCTTCATGCATATACATACATTTAAATTCATCAACTATACTTGTAAATAGCACATCTATATTAAATGAAATATCTCTTAAAAATTCACTTATTTCTTCCACTGTTTTATTTTGTCCCTTAAAAAATCTTTCTTGAATATATTCTTTATAATCATTATGCCTTCCTAAAGTTTCACTCCCATGAGCTATAGCATTTCTTGAGTCTATAATGAACTCTAATATTTCATTAAAATTATTAGATAAGCTATTGTCTAATTTTAATGAATTAACTATTTTATCTAAAAACATAGAGTATTTAGATAATAATTTTTTCAACTTATCATAGTTAGGGTTATTGCTAAATTCATAGAAATAACCCTTTATTTCACTATATTTACTACATTCACTTAATTTTAAATCAAGTAGATTATCTATAATATCATTAATTTCTTTAATTCTAGTAAAACTACTCAATTGTAATAAAGTATATTTTTTTTCATTTCTAGATATTGAAAGATCAATTACTAATATTTTTTTTATATGCTCTGGTACTTGCGAAACTTTTTTTTGGCTAAAAAACTCAAAAAATGTATCTTGTAACCTTTTATAGTTTCCTTCCCAGAAAGCATATATAAGAACTATATATCCCCTAAGTAATACATCTATTTCACTTTCCTTAAATTCATCATTATTTCTTAATATTGTATCCATTGTAGTTATTCTAGTTCTTTTATTAAACTTATATTGTTCAAACTCTCTAAAACATTCATTCATTAGTTAAACTCTCCTTGAAAAAAGTCTTTACTATACTTATTTAATTCATACATTCTTCTAGTTGGTGAATAACTACTAGCTGTTATTTTTTTATATCTCTCACTATCCAAGTATTTTTTTACAGTATCTTTTATTCTTTCATTTCTATTTTCAAATGTTTTTAAACTATTTATTACATAACTAATTCCCACTGATATCGAAAAAGTATTTGCTATATTATTTATTTTTTTATGATAATATTTAAATGAATTTTCTCCAAATACATCAAATATTAAATTAAACGTTTCTTCAAATATCAAATACTCATTTTCTAAATATATATCATCATATTTCTTTAAATATTTTTCTGTTTCTCTTGTAATTAACTCATCTATATTATCGTATTTACTTATATTTTCGTAATTCGCCAATTCTCTTCCAATAAAAAACTTTAAAGCATATTCAACATTTTCTTGCTTATTAATCCTCTCTTTCTCTTTAACTTTATTTTTAGCAAGCTTTAAACAATTAAGAAATACATTTTCTATAGAAATATTTTGTAAAGTATTATAGAAGTTTTTATTTAATTTATAAATTAAAAAGTTTCGTATTTCTTGACCTTCTAATTTTTCTCCATTAGAATTTAATCTACTAAATAAAAGGTATTGACTAAATATATCATCAGTTTCCTCAACTACTTCTATTCTTAATCTAGTATTTCTAACTATTCTTTGTAACCCATCTGGTAACTCCTTGAAAGTCTTTCCATTTAATTCAGTAATTATTTCACACCCCTGAAAAACTTTCTCTGAATCAGTAATTAAAATATTTATTAAAGTATTGGTTCTCTGAACACCATCTATAATTTCCCACTTATAATCCTCATTTTGAAATACAAAAATTGGTGGTAATGGAATTCCTATTAAAATTGACTCTATTAATTGTGATTGAGCTATATCATTCCATCTAAATAATCTTTGATAAGGTGGATCTAATACTAATTCATTTCTATTATTTCTTTCAATATATTCAGAAATAACCATATCAAAATGATCAACTCTAAACCTTCTTCTATTTGCTTTTACTTGATTATCTAACTTATTCATATATTACCTCACAATAAAATTATAATATAAATACATTATAATTGAATATATTTATATCTGTAAACAATATTGCACTAATTCTATTTATTAATATATGTGATATGTTTTATTTTTAGGAAGTCATTTTTTGTTAATACATATTAAAATAATAAAATAGTTAATTTTTCTTCTTTAGAAACTGTACATAAGTTTATTGAAAGATAATAACATAGATTTTAAATGTATTAGAAGGAATAAAGAGTATAAATGTTGTGATATAAACAATTCTTTTAAAACTAAAGAAGATGAAAGAATTGTAGATTTGATAGGTGCGCTGAGATGTTGAAGGAGAATTATATTTCTTTTACTGAAAAACAGTATGAAGAAGCTAAAAATAATTTAAATAAATAGAACAAATAAAAAATCTAGTAGATAAGGATATTCCTCACCTACCAGACTTAAATAATTATGCTGTATGTTGTAAATAGTATTATAAATTCCTCTTACTTTACTATATCTGCTATATGTAAATACTAATAACTATCTATTAGCTAATACATCATTAATAACTCTAATTTTTAATTCCAACTCCTCTATTGCCTCTAGTTCTTTAAGTCTAACAGTATTTACTTTTTTTTCTTTGAAAGCATTGTATATAAGAGTAAAAACCAGAACCATAATAAGTGAAAAAAATGCTCCAAGATACCAAATATAAGTATATTGTTTTGAATTTACAGTAACCAAAACACCAAATACTGCGATTACAATAGTAATTAATGATAGCGTAAAATTTGGTAAGTAAGATAAATCCCATTTAGTTCTATTATTCTTAATAGAACTTACTTCAACTTCAAACATAGACTTTTTCTTTCTTAATTCCTCACTTTTATCATCCTTTACCTCCTTGTAATACGCATCATACTTTTCTCCCAAGTCTTTTATAATCATAAAACTCCTCCTAAAAATATTTTTTATGCTATAAAAATATTCTATAAAAAAATATATTTTCCTTTATTTTAACTAAAATATTTACAAAAAAACTATTTTTTTATAAAATGTTATATATTATTGAAAGTTTTAAATAAAAAGACTGAATATCTAATTAATAAATATTTAGTATAAAAGAAATTATAAATTTAATAATTTTCTCCAAGTGTTTTGTCCTACAATACCATCTGCTGATAACCCTCTAGTCTTTTGGAACTCTCTTACAGCAGAATAAGTTCCACTACCAAAGATTCCATCAACTCCATTTGTGCTATATCCTAGCTTAACTAACTTTTCTTGAAATAACTTAGTTATATTACCTTGTGTACCCTTCTTTAGAGTAGGACAACCAGCTAATGTTACTGGTCCTGCTATTCCATCTACTTTTTGACTTGAAAAACCTTGAACATTACATTCATTTTGCAATCTTCTAATCCAATCCTCTCCAGTATCAACATTTGAAATAGATTTAGTAGCAATTACTTCATCTAACTTTGTAAATGTCTTAGTACCAGCTAACCCATCTGCTACTAACCCATGTTCTTTTTGAAATTGAATTAAACTGTTATAAGTACCTTGTCCAAAAGAACCATCTGCTCCATATCCTCCACAGTCATATCCACAAGCAATTAATTTTTGTTGAAGTTCTAAAACTCTTATGCCTACATAAGTCTTAGCTTCTGCAATATGGTCTTTTTCTGCCACTACAGTAGTTTCTACTATTTCATCCTTTACTGTAGTGCCTGCTAATTTTGATTTAAAGTTTAACCATCTTTCCCAATTATTATTAGTCCAGTTAGGGCAAATTTTTCTACTAGCATCATAGTGTCTAACAACATGTTCTAAATCTATGCCGTATAAATCCATTAAATATTTACCTAGTTCTAAAGCATTAGCTTCTGTAGTTTCAGAAATAAGCCATTCTGAATTACAACACATTTCTATAGAAACAGAATTTCTATTTAATATTCCATAAGCACCTTTACCATCACCGACAGCCCATGCTGAATTATTTAAATTAACAACTTGATATATATTTTCATCATCAACAAAAAAATGTGCTGAAGCATTTCTATTACATGCATTAAAATATTTAGCATTATTAAGAGCAGTATCTCCTTTATTTCCTGTGTAGTGAAAAATCAGATATTCAATATCACTACCTTGTCTTGAACTAAAATTATAATCTGATATCATTTTTTGAATTGTTAACATATTAAATTCCTTCTTTCTAAATATATTTTTATAAAATTAAAAGGCCATGATTACTCACGATCTTCTTTATCTGAATTAAATATTTCTAATTTATCTTTTATAATGTTTGGTAGTTCAACTCCACACTCTGCTAAATTCTCACATATTGAACCAGCTTCTTTATATATAAATAATCCTAATGTTGCATAGCTTATTAAAAAATTTAATCCTAATAAAATATCTAGCCCCATAACAAATACTAATGCTATAAATTCAGCTATCCATCTTATAATTCCATCTCTCATTATTCTGCTTTTATAACTATTTTTATTTTTCCAAGTTTTTAATAACCCTGTTCCAAAGTCTGTTCCTTTAGATAGTAAATAAAATAAGAACAACCCCAATACTCCAGTTGGTAATAAACTTAATAAACCTTCTTCAAACATTTTTCTTCCTCTTTTCTACAATCACTTGAAATTTTAAATATAAAAAAAGAACCTTTAGGCTCCTAATTTTTTCTATGAATATATTTGATATTTTCTCACAAGATATTATTGTGAACTATTTCACCCTATGTAAGAGAATAAGATACCTCTTGACAATAGGTTCTACTTAATGACTTATTCTCTTATTAAACTTACTTTATTCTTTCTTTTATCTTTTCTTCTAACCTTGAAACTAAATTATTAGTTTCACTATCTAACACAACAAAGCTTTCTTTGTTATTACTAGATACTATGGCTCCTAATTCATCTACCTCTCTTGTAGTATAAGCTATTCTATTCCCTACATTATCTTTTATTACTGCAAATCCAGTTAATATCTTTATAGTTTTACTCATCTTCTTCATGCTCCTTTAGTAATAAATTTTCTAATTCAAATGTTAATTCTTTCATTAAATCTTCTTCATCAGTTTCTATTTCATTTTCAAAACTAAATATGTCAATTTCATCACCTTGTGTTTCTATATCTGGCAGATCTAATCTATTAATTTCATATCCTTTCCTTTTTGCTTTTAATTCCCAGCTAAATTCTGTGTTTTGTTCACCTTTAACTATGAAATATGTTTTATATCTTTCTATAGATGTTATTTTCCCATTATAAATTTGAGTGAAAACATGATATTGAGCATCTGTATTCACACATTCCAAGAACACATCATCAATATCAACATAACAAACACCTTCTTCATTTATTTTGCCAAAGCCTAAATCACCGAAGAAATATTCTGCTGTTTCATAAGCATTTATAAGCCTTGAACCATAATTTTTAGTTTCTTGCAAACAGTTCTTACTTCCATTTACACTTAATGATTTAGCAACTATATTAGCATTATGAAAAGTCCATCCATTGAAATTATAATTTCCCCAACTAATTAAATTATCCCCTGTACCTGGGTGGGAAGCTTCTGTAACTAGAAATCTTGCATTAAAACTTTCTCCTGATTTATATCCAAGAACAGCTCCATTGTCCCCATACATACCTAATAAATTAGATACTGTACCAGTTCCATTATTCCAAGATATTGCACCATCTATATCAGCATAGAAGTTTGTGCCTGAGTATAATTTAAGCCCTTTATTTACATACATAGGTGAGTTTACATTAATACCCTTTTTATATGTTTTACTTCCTAGGGTTGTATCCTTACTCCAAAAATCCATAAAGTTATATCTACCATCACTTGATGACCACCCATTGTTTAGGTTTTCTTTGTTAATGTGGTTAAAACTTATATATTCCCCTTGTTTGGCTAGGTTTAAGTCAACCCCATTTACATTCTTGTCGCTGGTAAAAGAGGTAGTTTCCATTCTCAATAACTGTTCATTGTTATGAGCAGATTGGAAGGTTAATCCTCCATAGTCTAATGAAACATACATATTCCCTTTTTGACTTTTCACAGTACCTGTAATATCTAAATTACCATTACTATCCCCTCTTAGCACTGTTGCTCCTGAGTTATTCTTAACAGTTAAAGCCCCATTATTAATTGTAACTCCTGAAGCATCAATAACAGTTGAACCATTGTAAATTTCATCAGGGTGGGGTGACCAAGGCTGTTCTTCCCCTTCATTCAGCATTAAAGCACTCCAATGAACTCTATTACTGTTAGTTCCTGAAGAATTATATCCATTGTTATCAATTCTTATATACCCACTAATAACACTTGCTGGTGTTGTGAAGGTAACACTAAACTTCTTCCAACTACCTGAAGTGTTTTGAGAACTAATCAATGTTTGAGCATTTGTGTAACTTGTTCCAGTATCACTTTGGGCAACTGATGTTGATGATAAAAGAAATACATCAAAGCTTGGGCATTTAGTAAAATTATGAAACCACCCACTTAAAGTATATTTTGTATTAGCTTTTAATTTAAATCTTTTACTAAATGCAAAACTTTCTGTGGTTTTAGTTCCATTATCTAAATACATATACATATTAGTTGCCCCACCAATATTATTATTGGTTGCTGTTCCCATAGTTGCTCCACCACTAGTCCAAAGTTTAGTTCCATTGTAACCAGTACTGTTGGCTATTAAGTTATAACCACCACTAGCTTTGAAACTAGCTGTAATGTTGTTAGCTGTTTGAGTTAATGAAGATTTTGTTGCATAAGTGCTTTCAACATCAGCTTTTTTTGCATATGTGCTTGAAACAGTATTTGTGATACTATCCTTTGCAACCTGAATTGCTGAATTCATCTGTGCTGTAGTTGAATAACTCTTTAGCTTTTCAGTTGTTGTTGCATTTGCTGAATTGATGGCTTCAGTTTTCTTTGTATCTGCATAAGATTTTGATGTGTTAACAGCTTCTGTCTTAGCTGTATTAACTTTTGATGTAACATTTGTTTTAGTTTCATAAGTTTGTGAAACTCCTAAGTTAATGCTGTCTTTAGCAACATTAATTTTAGAATCAGTTTCAGATTTAGTATAAGTTTCAGATTTCTTATATACATCAACTATATTAGCCTTTTTATCTATAGCTAAATCAACATCTTCAGGGGCTGGTGTCCAAGAACTTGCTTTTGTACCCTTTTCAGCTAAAAGTTCTTTTAAATAAATAGTTCCCCCAGTTATATAATCAGTTCTAAAATTTATATTCCATTTAGAATTTTTCAAATGGTCTGCTGTAATAGTAATGGTATAATTTATTTTTATTTCTTGAGTAGGTTTTGAATAATCTAAAGGTATATTATAACTATTAAAAGCTCCTGAATTCCATCCAGTAACATCCCCACTTCCCTGAATTCTTATAACTCTAGCAGTGTTGTTGTTAGTTAGGTTTTCACATTTAAACCTAAACGAAACAGTTAATCTATCTCCAACACTTAATGTTTTTGTATTAATAACATGTCTAAATACACAATAATTTGTTGCTCCACTAAATCCTGAAGCAGACTTCCAAGAATCTGATGTTCCTATGGCTAAGTTTCTTCCTCCAATTTGAACATTGTTTACAGCAGTTGAAATCTTATTTTCAACATTAGTTTTAGTTTCATAGTTATTTGAAACAGAAAGATTAATTTCATCTTTGGCAACTTTGATTTTAGAATCTGTTTCTGTTTTGGTATATGTTTCAGATTTTGTATAAACATCAGTTTTTGAAGCTTTTAAATCAATCTTATTATTAAGTTCAGTTTTTGCTGAATTAACTTTGCTATCAGCATCTTTTCCAGCTTGTATGATTGCTTCAGCCTTTTTAGTATCTGCATAAGATTTTGAAGTTGAAACAGCTGAATTAATAGCTTCAGTTTTAGCTGAATTAATTTTAGTAGTCACATTATTCTTAGTTTCATAAGTTTGTGAAACTCCTAAGTTAATACTATCTTTAGCCACATTAATTTTAGAATCAGTTTCAGATTTAGTGTAAGTTTCAGATTTCTTATATACATCAACTGTATTAGCCTTTTTATCTATAGCTAAATCAATATCTTCAGGGGCTAATGTAAAATCTGTAGCTTTACTTCCTTTTTCAAGTTTTAATTTAGATACATATATTAATCCATTGGCACTTATACTTAATAATAATGCTCCTGCTTTATAAGAATCTTTAGTAACTTTTGATGTTACTGAAAATTTAGTCCAAGTATTTTTTTGTACATTAGTATACTTAAACACACATAAGTCTTCAAAGCTAGAAGAACTATTATAATAATTTCTAAATGCAAATTCATTTGAACTCCCTGTTAAATTAATAGAACTATCCACATACACCCAACCAGACAATGTAATATAGTCATTTGCTTTAAGTGATAACCTAGAAAGGTCTATTGTTTGTGAGCCTTGATACCTTGCATTACCATTTGCAAAATTATTTCTTGTAATTTTAAAAGAATTACACCCTTCTACTTTTTTATTAGTATCTAATACAACATTTGACCAATGATTTGTATTTCCTAAATTACCTGTCGCATTTAAAAGTGTATTTCTTCCACCTATTTCAATAGAATCAATTTTACCAATTAACTCATTTTTCATAGTAGTTAATTCAGTTGAGTTAACTTTTAATGTTATTTGATTTTTTAACTGCTCAATACTTGATCCTTGTGTAGATACTTTAGAGTTTAATCCATCTATTAAATTAGTATGACTACTAACTGTACTCTTAGTTCCTTCAAGATCTCTTTGAATACTATTAACTTTAGTATCAACACTTGTAATATTACCTGTTAATTCATTTATCTTTGTTGTATGTGTTCCTATTGTACTATTAATAGAATCAACTTTAGAAACAGTTCTATTATAATCATCTTTAAGTAAAATAGTTTTACCATCTTTAACTATTTGAGTATTATTAATAGCTGTATTTATTTGTCCTTGCATTACTCCTATTGTAGTAGAATGATTTTCTATTAATAACTTAGCATTATCAGCCTGATTTTTAAGAGAATTAAAAGCTACTTCTAAGCTTTGTCCTACAAAATCTATTGCCACTTTACTAGCTTTAATTAACTGTGTATTAGTATCTTTGTTAAGACCAGTAATAAGAGAACTATAGTTTATTTGCTTTTCTCCTATAGCATCTGTAGCAACCATATTCCCTTTTATTAGATTATCAGCTATAGCCTTTTCCTTAATTCCAGTATGGTCTATAAGTGTTGTAGTACCATCTTCTCCACGTAAAATAAAGTTAAAATTCCCCTTGGCATCTTGTCCCATCTGAATTCTAACTTTATTATTTTTATCTTTAAATTGTTGAGTAGCTCCTACAATTTCAATTCCACCATTATCACTTACTATTCTAAATTTATTAGTAGAAATATTACCAGCATTAATTTTAGAAACATCTAAATTAGCTATCATGGCATTAGTAATAAATCCATTTGCTATTGTTAACTTATCACTTGTTATTCCTCCAGCTTGAATATTTTCACTTGATAAGTTCCCATTTACAAGTGTTTTTATATTTGCTAGTTCAGAGTTAATTATATTAATATTACCAACAACTGCATTTAATTCTGTTATATCTGCTTTATTTATTAATGCATTATTAATTTTCACATCATTTGCTATTAAATTTTGTATATTAGCATTAATTGCGTTTAAATCTGATATATGAGCAACATCAATTATAGCTTCTTCAATTTTCGCAGTTTTAGCTTCTAATATTTGAGTTCTAATAGATACTGCTTCTACATCTTTAATGTTAGCTTTTTCTATTAATGCTTCTTTAATTATTGCTTGTTCTATTACAGCTCTATTAACTTTGTTTGTAGTACTCCCAGAGCTTGAAAAATTATTTTTATTTTTACTTTCTCCCTTTGCTCCTATTTCAGAAGTAAGTCCACCAGTATAACTAATCTTTTGACTTAATATAGGTATCTTTCTTATAACATTTTTTATATCTGTTACAGTTACAATATCGTAAGGATCTAAAGATAAATCTCCTTGCCATTTCATAGAATAACCTAAATAAGATAATCCATTTAACTTATTATATAAATCATTTAATATAGTTTCAGTTACCCAAGGATTTTCAAATCCCAACTCCATAGAATCAGTTCCAGTTGAGCCTTTATATAAAATATTATTTTCATCTATTTGGCAAGAAATTTTACCTATTTTATATTTCACTTCTTCTCTCTTATAATCAAAATAATTATTGCCATCTATAGATTTTTTAATTTCACTTAAACTTTTAATAGTAAACTTACCATCTCTAGTTATAACAGCATTACCACCACAAATACTTGCTACATACGAAAGAACTTCTCTACAAGTAAAGCCTTCCAACTTACTCACTGTGTAATTTGGAAGGCTTCCTATAAATTCTATTCCTGTTATTTTAGATAGCTCATTAACTACTTGTTTTAATGTTGGCTTATCTCCTAAACTAGAGAAATAAGGAGTTTCAAATTTTATCATGTTATCATAGGCTGTAAATTTAGTTGTATAATCAGTTTTTTCAATATCATCTATATTGAATATACCCATTAATATATATTCAATTTTAGCGGCTATTTTTAAACCTATTTCAACTTTAATTTGGCTTGTACTATAAATAATATCTCCTCTATTTAAAAGTGTTAAATCTAAACTTTGAGATATTGTATTTCCTATTGCAAAACCTTCTTGTGGTTGAGTATACTCTAAAGTTAAGTTAACTAAATCCTCATTAGTATAAATATTATTTCCTATTGTAATTTTACATTCAAATGACCTGGAAGGTTTATTTATTTCTAATTTATAATCTGCTGTTGTATTTTGCATTTTAACCCTCCTTATTTTTTATTAATCATTTATCATAAAATCTATTGTCATAAGTTCAGATGGAGAAATATTATAATCAGAATTTAATAAATCATCTAACTGGATCATGTGTATATCTATTTCATTTTCTATAGATAACAACTCTTTTATATCTCTATTATAATCTTCAATGTGTTCTTCTTTTAAAGGTATAATACCATTTTCATTAACATTTAATTTTCCTTTTTCATCTCTTTCACCATATTTATTAATTAACTTAGCCTTTTCCTTATTGTAAGCTTCAAGCTCTACATTTATTTTATTAATATTCTTTGTAATTGCATAAGCTACTTTAACTGGTAATTTAGCATTACTTAATTCTCCTAATGTATTAATTGTGTTTACTATTCTTTCATTGCTTAAAGTTAATTTCATAATTATTTTCCTACCTTTCTTATCTTTGTTACTTCTTCTGTAGATTCAGACTTTAATAATTCATCTTCCAATTTATAAACTTGTTCCTCAAATGATGTGATATCAGCTCTAACCTCAACTTTATTAGAATTATACAATTCTTGATTGGTTATAGTTTTATTTACATTTGCACCTGCTCCACCATCACTACTTATAGTTGCACTCATCCATGCAACTTGTACTCCATTAACTAAACTTGCCCCATTTAAAGTTATATTTTTATCTACTTTTAACATTATTAATCATCCTTTCTATTTCTCTATAAAATTCATTTTTAAGCCACTCCACTTAACTTGTTTAGTTTTTGTATCATAAACATATGCAGGAGCTGTTCTATCTCCTACATACATTGTCTTAGTTACTATTCCTTGTTGAGGATCTGGAAAAGTAACTGTAAAAAAAACACTACTTACTGCTGCAAGTAATGTTGATATTTCTCTTTGTGTTAATGGTGGCCATTCTAAAGCTATTTTTCTTTTTACTCCTATTCTATCTCTAATCATTTCACCATTTGCATTACGATTAGATTCACCATCTAGGTCGCTAATTGTAACTTCTAATGATTTAGGACTAGCAATTGCTCCTCCATTAATACTAAGCATATTACTTCCTCCTTTTCTATACTGGAATTACATTAATTCCACCTTGTCTTTGCATTTTCTTTAATTGATTTAAAGCAACTTTTCCTATTATGGACCCATCAATCTGTAATATTAAATCACCGCTACCAAAACCATCATTTACACTTCCTGAACTAAATTGCATTGCTTGTACAAGTGATGAATCAACTATACTTTTTAAAGTACCCATCCATTCTGTATTATTTTCTAATGGTACCAGAGCTTCCTTCCCAGCTTCTCCAAAAACGCCTAATGTTGCTCTATCAACAACTCCACCTCTTGCAAAATAATGCACTCCAACTTTAGGAACTTGCTTAGTTTCTGCATTAAATTCTCCTGTCATATAAAAATGTGGTACTTTCACTTTTAAAGTAGCATTAAAGTTATTGAATAAGCTTTTAATGTTTTGAAGCTGATTGCTTACATTTCTATATACATTATTCATTGCATTTATTGAATTGTTTCTCATGCTATTAAAATAGTTTTGAGATTGTGCATTCATTGTTTGATATTGCTTCAATATTGTAGAAACTAAATTATTATTTATGTTAATCATTTTTGTTGAGTGTGATTGGAAGTTAGAACTAATATTATTAAGCATATTAGTTACAGTTTGCAGTATATTAGTAAATGAGTTGCTAATATTACTCTTAATACTTGATGTAGTATTATTTACTGTACCTTGTATCTGATTTATAGTTTTAGTTATACTTGTACTTGCTTTTGTAAATTCAAATGATATTTTGTCTCCTACTCCATCAAATGAAGTCTTTAATTTATTTGATAAAGATTTAGAATCTTTAGTAAATGATTCTATATTCTTTTTAGCATCTTTTAAGCTTGAATTTACTTTAGTCATAGATTCATCAACTGTAACACTTAAATTCTCGTAGGCTTCTTCTTGTGCAGCTACATTTTCACTATTTACATTTTTAATAGCTTCTGTTGCTTCTGATGCAGTTGTTACTTGAGAATCATAACTACTCTTAGTTATTTCTTCTATATGTTTTCTATCTGCTTCTATAGCATCTCTTAACTCTTGCTCATAAGCTTTACCTTGTCCAGTTGTATTTCCATGAGTATCAAGCAAATTATCCAACGCTTCTTGCTTTGCTGTTATTGACTCTTGATACTTAGCAACCTCTTGATCTATACTAGATTGAAAATCAGAATTTGCTTTGTCAATCATAGCTTTCTTTTCTTGATATGATACACTTTCATTATTCTGTATAGTTTCTAAATAAGCTGCATGTCTTGCAACTCTTTCATCATAAGTTAATCCTTCATAATTAAGCATATCATCATTAATACCTTGAATGATTCCATATCTTTTCATGAACTCATTCTTTTCTGCTTCTGTTAAATCAGCATACATAACTTTAATTTCTTCATTATAAGTAGCTTGATTTTGACTCATTTCTGATAATCTTTTAGTATCATTGTTTACTATAGCATCTAAATATTCTTGTGCAGTTTTAGATAACATATTGAATTTTTCAGTTGCAGTTTTTGTCGCTTCATCAACTTCCTCTGCTAATCTAGTTGCATTAAAATGTATACTATCTAAATACTTATTAATATTAGATGTAGCAGTTCCAAACGCATCATCTGTAGTTTTAGCTGCGTCTTCTGCAGTATATCCTATTGATTCAATATTTTCGTTAACTTCTGGTTCTGAATCCCATCCAAAGAATGATTTAATTTTATCCCATAACCAACCTACCTTTTCACCTATCCAACCTAACACTGCACTTAAAGCATTTGAGATATTAGCCCACCAACCAAATTTATCTCCAATCTTCTTAACTGCTGTAACTAATAAAATAATTCCACTAATTATAGCTATAATCGGACATGAATTTAAGGCTACATTTAATAATACTTGTGCAGCTGCAGCTGCTTTTGTTGCTACTACTGATGCTATTAAAGAAGCATTAACAGATGCATAAGCTACTTTTTGCGCTATTATTTTAGCTGTATTTTTTACCCATTCAACCGAAGATATTACTAATTGTTTAACTTGATTTTTTAATGCTGTTATATTTAATTTTATGGCTTGTGTTAAATTAGAAAAAGTTGAAATCGGATTTTTAGCTTCTTTTCCAAAAGACTTTAAATTTCTTATAACAGTTCCACCAATATAACTTGCAAAACTCTTGATTGTATCAAAAGCTTTTCCTCCAATTGTTTTTGTCCATTTTCCAAATTTAGTTATATTATCTGATAAGTTAACACCTAACCCATATAGCTTGTATAATAGTCCGCCTAACTTAGTAGTTGTATCACCTAACCCTGTTATTATATTATTAAACTTCCATGCTCCCCATAATACCAAGAAAACTTCTAATGCCACATGACATTTTTCTATAACTGTAAGTACTGCTTTAATTGCTGTTGCTACAATATCTAATGTTAATGCTACAGCTCCTATAATTGCACTACCTACCCAACTATTCATAAATGCTGTAATAAATTTAATTGCATCTCTCATAACTTCTGCTAGTATCGTTCCAATTAGTATAACAATATCTCCTATAACATTTATAAAAGCTTGTCCTCCTAGCTCTAAGAACTTATTAAACCAATTACCAGCACTTATAATAAAATCTCTTACAGCTATTGATAGACTATTCATAGTATCTATAAACTTTCTTGTATACGGATTGTTATCTGGGTTAATGTGTCTCCATAAGTTACCTAATGCAACTAATATATTTCCACCTATCTGTAAAGCTACTCCACCGACTGCTATTCCTATTTCAGCCATGTGTTGTATAAATTCTTTTCCACCATGATTCCATACAGATATTAAAAGATTTTTAAGTTCATCACAGCTATATCCAAATGCTCTTTTGAAATAATCCCATTTAGATAAAAACCAATCTCCGTAATTATCCCAAGCTTTCTTTAACGGACTTAATAGCTCTGATAATATTTTATTTACCTTTTCATTTAAGGCTGTAAGTGAATTTTCAGTAGCTGATGTGTCAATTGCTGGTGATGAAATACTTCCTATTCCACTACCACTTCCTGAACCACTATCAGAATCACTACTAGAATTAACTTTATTTATTTCATCAATTCCCATTAATGCTTCTACTTTTTTCTTTGCTTTATCTGCTGAAGAACCAACTCCATCAGTAGCACTACTTAAATCATTCATAGCATCTGTAGATGAATCTATTCCACTTGTTGCATCTCCAAAAAAACTATTTCCTCCACTACCACTGCTTATATTAAATCCTATTGCACTAAGTACGGAGTTAAAAGTATTAGCCATTTGTACTAGCTTAGCCATTATTTTATTAATTACATTAATAACTGGAGTTAATACTGCAATTAATCCTTGCCCTATACTAGCTTTAAAAGATTGAAATTGTAAACTTAATAATCTTACTTGGTTTGCCCAACTATTAGAAGTTCTTGCAAAGTCTCCATTAGCTGCTGATAATGTTTCTGTTACATATGCAAGTCTTAAAGCAACCTTTTCTTGCTGATTCATTTTACTGGTTGTTTTCCCATATCCATTTGCTAATGCATATTGATCCAAATTTGCTTCTGTCATTACAACCCCAAGTTCTTTTAAAGTTTCGGTTTCTCCAGTAAATACAGATTTAAGTTTTGTGTAAGCCTCGCTTTGGGCAATGTTATAAAAAGATGCTACATCTCCCGAAAGATTTGTAAGAGTCTCTGCCATCTTTTCAGCACTTTCAACAGTAAATCCCATAGACTTAGCCATTGCTCCAAAGTTACCCATGTATTGTTTGGCCATAGTCTCTGAAAGCCCTACCGTTTTCCATGCGTTTTTCGCAAACTCATTTACCTTATCACTCATACTTCCAAATGTTACATCAACAACGTTTTGAACTTCTTGAAGATCTGAACCTAAATCTAAACATTCTTTTGTAAATCTAGATATAGCTGTAATAGCAAAAGCTCCAGCTATCATTTTCCCAATTTTATTAAATGTTCCACTAATTTTATTTAAACTGCTATTAACACGAGTAGTCATATTATCAACTTTACTTTGAACTTGTGCTATTTGAGTATTAAACTTTTGGTTATTGGCGCTAATGATAATCTCCAATTCTTCTAATGTCAATTACCCCTCACCTCCATTCATCTGTTTATTTACTCTTTCAGCAAACTCTCTCATTCTTTGTTTGTGAGTTTCCATTTGAGCTTTTTTCTTATTTTCTTCATTGATTTTACTTTCTTTTTCAAATATATCTCCAAACATATCTAAGAACTCTATAGGTTTACTCTTTTCACTTAATATACAAGCTGTACCATTCGTTATTAATATTGCTAATCTGTATACCATATCTGCTGAATCTTTTCTTTTTATTTCTCTTCTTCTTAAAAATGAATCCCTATACTCTGTTAATTCCTTTATTGTCATATCATAAAATTCATTAACACTTATTCCACAATCCAAAGCATCTTTAAATAAATACTTTTCAATAAGCTCTGTATAAGTTTCTGGTTGTTTATTAAAAAACGGGGAAGTAGTTTTATCACTATCTTCCCCTACTTTAAATTTTCTAGTGCTTCTTCTGGAGTGCCTAATATTCCACTTTCAGTTAATAAATCCATTATTTCATTAAATAAATCTAATTGTGTTTTACCTTTTTCTATATATTCATCTACTAAATCACAAGTTTTACTGAATGTCATTCCATGATGAAACTTTTGCAATGCTCCCCATAATATAGTTACGCAATACTTTAAGCTAGGCATAGGAATTTTATTCATTTTGTCTGTTTTTAAATTCCCTTTTTCATCTACATCAACATTTGAGCTTGCTAATGAAAGTATTTCATCTAGAATATTTCCTCCTAATTTATCCTCTATAAGAATAGTTGCATTTGTATTTAGTTTTAATTGATACTCTTTTTCTCCTACTGTAAATACTTTAAATGCTGCCATTTAATCATTCCTCCTTAAATTTGTATAAAATAAAGCACCTACTATTTACTAGTAAGTGCTTCTAATATATTTTTTTATTTTTTTGTTTCTTTAACTTCTACTTCTGATGCTAAAGACAAGGAAGCTCGTTCTACTGGGTCTGTTACGTCAATTCCACTTTGTAGTGCTAGATTTAAAGTAAATTCCATAGCACTATTTACAGAACCTCCTCCAAGCTTAATTGAACATTGTGCTCTGAATAAAAATTTTGTTCCATCTGGATAAGTTTGCTCAAAATCAACAACAGTTTTAGCATTTGCTAATTTTCTTAATACTCTATATGGGCTGTTTTCAGATGTATTGCTATAATTAAACTTATATGCTAAATCTCCATAATCTCCTATTCCATATTCATATTGCTTTGTTGTATCACTCAAACAAGTTACATCTATTTTTTCTGGATCTTCTCCCATTTCTGGTACTTCTTTTAACCCTTCTAGATTTGTATAAGTACTTCCTGTAGTTTTATATCCTAATTTAATACCATTTGCTAACATATAACATCCTCCTTAATTTCTTTGGTATACTATAAATGTTTTTATATCAACAAGCCCTTCATATCTAAGCACCTTATGTTTTAAACCACTTGGCATTGGAGCATCTTTGCAAAATGTTCTTCTTAATCCAAGTTGAGTTATTGCTTCATCTATTTTTAATGCAATTTCTGAAGTGCTTCTATCATTCCATATATCTATTCTATATACAATCCTACAAATAGCTTCTTTATCATCTGCTATTCTATAAGTAGAATTATCTTCTTCTGAATAAGTTACAGCAGGTAGTTTACTCCAATTATTCGGATATTCTTCAGTTACTGTAATTCCTTCGACTTCTTTTAATTTTTTATAAATTATAGGCTTAAAATTAACCAAATTATCACCTACTATTACATATTCTTTTTATTTCTTTATTTATTTCGTATCTAATTATATTACCTATATTTTTTTCTTTTCCCACTACTGCTGGGTACATATAAGGTTGTGCTGCTTGTCCTTCTGAATAGTAAAAATCAACTCCCCCAATGGTAACAAGTTTAAAATGATATTGCTCTGCTACTGCTGGTTCAATTTCATCCGCTGGAATATACCAACCATCTGATTTATAAGTTATTTTACTAGCTAATTTAGAAGCAACTCCTCCACTTTCTGCTCCTACTGGTCCCGTTCCAAACTCTACATAAGCTGCATACTCATGATTGGTAACAACTCTACCTTTGGTTTTCTTACCATCCTTTTCAACCATTTCAAAATGAATTGAATCTCTTAATGTATCATCACTTAAGCCACTTTCAGGACAATAATCTTTAGCATATCTTTCTATTGCCTTTCCCGCCCTTTCTACGGCGTTTTCAAATATAGCCTCACTATTACCACCTAATTCATCAAGCTTCCTCATAAGCCTTTTTACATTAGTTACAGCCATTATATCTTCTCCAATTCTATTAATTGGTGTGAATATGATTTAATTGATATTATCTTATAGTCTGGTTTACTATCTTTATCTACAAAAATACATATTCCATCACCTTCATTTAATTTCTCTGGACCATCATAAAGCATATTCTGTATATAATTTAATCTCTCACCATAAATTTCAGCTTGTAGCTTTCCACAAGCTGGATATATATTTGCTTTTATTTCAATTGGTTCAGAATAATCAGCATACATATTACCTTCTTCATCTTCGATAGTTGTTTTTTTCTTAAGCCAGTAAGTCTTTTTATTCTTTATTCTCATTGGCTAATTTCACCGCCTTTAATCTCCTATAGCTGTTTAACCTTCTTTTAATATTTTCAGGAATATCAGTGCTATAACTTACAGTTATCCCTCCCTCACTTCTAGAAGATTCTGCTTCGCTTCCTAGTCTATTATAGTAAATAATTGCTAGTTCTCTTTGTAATCCAAGCATACGTGGTAATAATACATCCCTATTGCAGTAATCTAATATTTCGAATTCTGCATCTTCTAATAGTTGCTCCAATAAAGCTATATCTTCTTCATTTAATCTGACTTTTAGCTTTTCTACTTGCATTTATTCACCCCTAAAAAATAAGAGAGTAAATACCCTCTTATCCTAATACTCTTGTTGCTAACTCTGGATACATTGTTTTATAACCATAAAGAACATCCATTGAAAGCATCTCTTTTTTATGCTTCATGTCATATCCTCTTACAACTCTTAATGTAATCCCATTATAAGAAGTAACATAAGCTTCAACCCCTGCTGGTGTATTTAGTGGTCTAGTTACAAAAGCAAAAGCCATAGGATTGAATGCTAGATTAGCAGTGTGACTAGAAACTAATGTTACCACTGTATCATCTGCAATCTCTGGTAAAGCTGGATATACCTTAACTGTTGCAATTGCATTTGATGAAGCCTCCTCTGTATTTTCTGTAACAACGTAGTTATTCTTTTTAATTGTTAATATATCACCCCTTAATAGTTTTCCTGTTAAAGTAGTTCCATCAATAGAAAGAGTTTTTGCTCCTTCATTAACTTTGCCATTAACTTTTATACCTGTAGCAGCCGTAATCCCTGTATTATGTTGTTTTATATCTTGTGCCATATAGTTATCTAATCCAAATACACGACCAATAGACCCTTCTCTTAATGCAGTTACTGACCCACTCTTTTCAGCATTAACAATTGCATCTATTGTGGTAAAATTAGCATCTGCTTCTGGATCCCATACAGCTATACGGTTAGCTACTGGAACTTTATTTGTATTTAACATTTTTCTTACATCTGCTAAATCTTTCAATGTTGATGGTGTTGTTCCAGCCTTACCTACTGCATAAGGTATATCTTTATATAATAATAATCCATCTGAATTAATCTTTTCTGCTAAAGCAACTGCTGCTGGTTCTAAGAATAACCTATTTAGATCATCTACATTAGTTGCTCTTTGAATTGCTCCAAATTCAATATCAACTGTTGCAAGTTTATCTAATGTTACATCTACTGATTCTTCTTTAACATCTTGTGCTGAAGTTCCTTCTATTTCATCAAAGTCTTTTGCAGTTAAAATAACTGGCTTTTTAACTTGTATTGTTGCTCCTTTACCAGCTACAAAATCATCACTAAAATCTTTATGAATTAAGTTAGGAAAAACTAAGTTTTCAATTAACCTTGGTAATGTTTGTCTCGCTATTTCTTTTACTGTAATAAATCCATTTGCCATTTAATATTCCTTCTTTCTTTACTTAATTATTTGTTATTTTTTATTTTTATAAGTAGCTGCATAATATTCAGCATCACTCATCTTGCTATAATCTACTATGTTTTTTTGTCCACCTCTTTGTGGTTTTCCACCTCTTAATCTTTCATTTACAGCATTCTCTATTGCTTCATTGAAAGCTGTCTCTATTGCTTCAATACTCTTAATGCATGTTTCTGCATTTTCATAAATAACAATTTCAGCTAATGATTTAGGTAAATTCTTTTCAGTTAAAAGAGTATCTGCTTGAACTTTTAACTCCCTAGTATTTAGTTCCTTTTCCCTTCTTTCTATATCTGCAACTCTTTTCTCTTCTTCATACTTAGCTTTTTGTTCTGCTGTCATCTTTGCAACTTTTTCTGCTTCTGTTTTAACTTCATCAATTTTAGTTTTAGAATCAGCCTCCCATTTTGCCCTTTCTGATTTAATTGCTTCTGACATTCTCTTTTCAAATTCAGTTTGATAGTTACTATCTTTTAATATGTCATCAAAAGATTTTTGCCCTCCATCTGAGTTTTGATTATTACTTTGATCTCCTGCTTCTGATGATACTCCACCATTACCAGTTCCATCATCTAAATCTAAAAATGGTCTAGAAAATTTACCTAATCCAAATAACTGTAGGTTCATAATTAACTTTCTTTTCAACTTTTTCTCCTCCTCATATTAAATTTATTTACTTCCACAGTTTTAAGCCTTAAGCAAGTTTTGGGCATAATAAAAAGCCTTAGTTTCCTAAGACTTAATTATTTTTTTCAATTTTATAATTTTCCCACTTCTTATAAGCATCTACATACATTTCTTTTTTATCTCCATTGTATGTACACTCATAATACATTCCATCAAATAAAGTTGTACTAAGTAATGCTTTATTGTTTTGTAGTGTTTTACAGCACCACACTATAAATACATCATCTGTTGTGATTTCCTTTTTATCTGTTTTATCTAAATGTTTATTGGTATAATCACATACCTCTTGTTTGCACCATTCTAAAAATTCTTTTTCATTCATTACTTATTTACCTCCAATTCTATATTTTCTATTTCAGCTCTTTCTTTTAAATATTGAGCATACATTTCCATTGCTTTTAATTGACCATTCAATAAATCATAACTACAAGATGGTTTAAATGTTAAAGTACCCGCCTTATATTTCTTAAGCATATTTCTTAATCCATTTATTCTTATTTTTAATTGTAAATACTCTGCTTTAAATCTCTCTTTATAATCTTCACTCCCCATCATCTCAATGGTATCTTTTAATTCCATATTTTTAATTCCCCCTTAATTTTAAGCATAATAAAAGCACCTATCTAAGTAAGCGTTAATTATCTTTTTTATTTGTTTTCTTTTTCTTATAAGTCTTTGCTTTCTTTTCTAATTCTTTAGCTTTATCTTCTCCATATTTATCTACTACAAATCTATCATACCATTCCTTATATGTTATATCTCCTTTTATTACATGGCTTTCTCCTGTAACTACATCTCTTGTTCTTACTCCAATTCTTTGAGCTACTCCACCATCAATAACTGGCCCTATTGAACTTCTACACCATGGATGCATTGGTGGAAGGTTTATTCCTGTTTGTGCTTCATTTATAGGAAATATCTTACCATCTAGTTCTCTACATATATTACTTACTTTAAGATCTAGTTTTGCATAATATCTATATTTCTCTATTCCACATTCTTTATATCCTTCAACTGCTGCCATGTTTGTATAGTAAGCTGCTTCTGTCCTTACTAATCTTCTTGCAGCACTTTCACCAACTTCCATTGTTTCTGTTAGTTCATTTATCATTTTCTTTAATGGTTTACCATTTAGTAGTCCTGATAATACAGTTTCATAAAGCTGTTCTGTTAACTTTGATGTATTACCCCATATTCTTTCTGAGTAATATCCTCCAGCAAATGGTCTTTTTAATATAGCTTCAATAGTTTCCTTTCCTAAAGCTCCTACATCAAATCCTATTTGCATACCTCTTTGTACTTCCCACATATGAGTATAGTATGATTCATTCATATTTTTAATAAATAGATTTTTATCTAATACCATTTCATTAACTGCAACTTCATTCATTATCTGTTTTAAGTTATCTATTAATGTTTCCTTAAGAACCTCTTTTCTTGCTATTCTTGCTGAATAAGCTGGTGCATCTAATTTAGCTGTTAAAAGTTTTCTTAACTTATCATCTTTTGTATTTAAAATTAATTTCTTTAATTGCTTTCTATCTAACTTTGATAATTCAGTATTCAAAAACTCTTTTACTTGTTTATCATTAAGTTCACCATTTTTCTTAAGCTTATTATATATTCTTCTAACATCTACTTCTATTTCGGCTATAGCCTTTATATAAGCCTTTCTTAACTTTCTATATGTTATATCAGCATTTAACTGTTGTTTGTCCATTATAGCTGTTGTTCTAGCTTCCCAGTAACTATTATTTCTGATATTCATACTATAACTTTAAAATATAAATATGTAATATGCAATTTAGCATAATCCATAAACAAGCTATAAAATTAGCTACTCTATCCGTAGTAGTTTTATCAGTAAATACTTTTGGCAATATTTTTAACATAATTAAAGCATTTAAAATTAATGCTATCCAAGCAATTATTATCATTCTTCTTCACCTTCCTCAATGTTATTATTAGGCTTGTCTGATTCATCATATGGGAAACCAAACATTTTTTGTTGTTCTTCAATATTCTGCTTCTTCTCTTCTAATAATCTTTTTCTTTCTTCTTCAATATCAATTTCTGGATCATAATTTTTTATTCTTGTTTCCCAGCTTAAGAACCCTTCTGTTTCATTAGCAATATTAGCTAATAATTCATTGTCTACTGGTAAACTTCTTTTCATACTTATATCTATATCTGAGCATTTAATATTTATTGCTCTTATGTTTTCTATATTTTCTATAAGCTTAAGTCTTTCTCTTAAACATTTTTTAAAGTATCTTTCTTTTGTTCTTCCTAATTGTTCCAATCCCAATAACTTATATTTCATTGCAACACCCGAAGAATTACCTACAAAATTCTCATCTGTTAAACATGGTACTTTTGAAAATTCATGTATATCATCTTTCAAAGATTTCTTTAACACTTCAACTTGATCCTCACTTAGAGATTTAACTAACCACTTAGCATCTCCTCCCTCATCAAGTTCTATTATTTTTTCTTCCTTAAGAAGTCTTACTGTTTCTGATACTTCGTTATTTGTATCTCCTAAGCTTTGCCCTACAACTATTAAAAATGCATCTACTAATTGCTCTTTATCATTAACTCTATCTGATTGTAATTTGTTATATGCATCTATTAAAGGTATAACTCCCTCAAAATCTCCTCTTGCTTTCTTGTTATTTTGATACTCAATTACTGGTACCCCTTTAAAGAAATGTTCTTCTAAATCTTTTTCTACAACTGTTGAAAGTTCTGTTTGTAATGATGTAATCTCATATATTAACTTTTCAGTTTCTGTATATACTTCTACAGTATAATTTTCTATAGAATTATCTAAAGTTATGTTAGGGTAATAGTGAACCGCAAACATCGGTTCTTCTTTTACAGAAGTATCTACTACTAAAAAAGTATTTAATGGACTTAATGTCGCTAGTTCTATTTTGGGTTTTTTATCATCATTCATATATAACAATTCATAAGCTCTCCCAAATATCGATAAATCTAAAGCTAATTCATTATTATGACTATCTTCATCTATTTCAGTAAAGTTCATATTTAATGATTCTGCTCCGTTTCCACTATATGTTATTGGTACTCCAAAAACATATCCTGTTGCTATATCCGATATATATTCAGCATGGTTACATACTATTTTATTATTAGGAATACTCTTATTTTTAAAAGTTCTATCAAGTATTTTATGTTTCCCATCATAATACTCATTTAGTTTATCTAATCTAGACTCTACTTCAATTCTATGCTCTTTTATGCATGAAAAAAGAAGTTTACTAGATATTGTTCCATCATCATCTAGAAACTTCCTACTCCTTACTATAGCCATATTATATTACTCCTATCTTAATCCTAATTTACTCTTACTTCCTACCTTTATTTTTCTACTAATAATCTCATCTTCCATTCCATACCTTACAGCATCAATCGTATGATTATTTTTATCTGGGTATTCACCCTTTAAATTCCCTTCTTTATCCTTTTCTATTTCATACCCCATAAACTCACGTTTAGTATTTGGACATCTAATTGGATCTATTATTATTTCTTCTATCTCTTCACTTAAGAATTTAATTCCATGCTCAACTGAATCAGGACCTTTCTTGGCACCTGTTATATTTAATCCTAGATTTTTAAATTCATTTATAGTTCTTGGTTCTGCACTATCTGCTGTAATTCTTCTATTTAAAGGGTTAAGCTCCTTTATTAACTCTACAGCTTTACTATTACTTAATTTAACTTTATATACTTCTCCAAATATAAATAATCTTTTTCTGGTCTTATCATAATGCATTAATACATAAGCTAAAGGATCTGCTGCATAACCAAAATCTAGTCCATTCTTTAATCTATCAAATACTTTTATTTCATCATCTGTTATCCTTCTTACTGTTATGTTTGTGAATACTTCTCCACCAGTACCTGTTACAGCACCTAAATAGTCATGTTCATATTTAGTAGGATTAACTTTCTTCATATGTTCTGCTTCAATTATAAATTGTTCTCCAAGCCATTCCTTAGGTACTGTTCTATAATCACTATGATGAACATATTTATCTTCTCTAATTTCAACAACTTCTTGATTACACCAATTTCTTTGACTTTCTGGTGGATTGAAAGAATAAAATACAACAAACTTTGGTCCACCTCTCATAAGCGATTGATTAATAGTATCTATCTTATGTTTCCCTTCAAATTCATCTACTTCCTCATACCAAATATATTTAATATATCCTTTAGGTACTTTAGTAGATTTAACTTTCTTAGGGTTATCTGCACCTTTAAATCTTATTACTTGTCCTGTAGGCTTATAAGTTATAGTTAGCTTTGCTTCTGGAACATGCCAATCATCACTAACACCTAAAGTATCTATGGCCCATTTTATTTGGTCTCTTACTGATTCTGATAAAGTATCTTTAACTCTTCTTAGTATTAAAGCATTTGATATTATCCCCTCTTGCGCATCTCTCATCATACCTAATACTATTTCTATTGATATAAAAGATGATTTTGTACTTCCTCTACCACCTTTAAACCAGTAATGAGTATGAAGTTCATTCTTTATATCCTTATGTGATTCATAAAAGCTACTTGCAATTATACTTTTTAACTTTACTTTAACCATCTATATCATCTACAATTTGAACTCTATTATTAATTCCAGAAGTATCATCTTTATTTAGTTTTTCTTTTAATACTTCTATTCTTAACTTCTGCTCTTCCGTTGCTAAATCCCAATTCTTATGTAATAATTCCTCATAATCTTTAACCATAGAATTAAGAGTTTTCATTGCACTTGATTGAGATTTAATAAACTTTTCTTGTTTATCCCAAGCAAATTGATACTCCCATTCTTCTGTAGATGAGTTTTCTCCATATGCTTCCTTAGTCTTTACCTTAGTGATGTCATCTTGATTCTTAACATACATTATCTTTTGAGATCTTATTATTGAAGAATAAAGTAATACTATATTATCCCATAACATATCTAGGTGTGTTACTCCATTCTCTAAAACACCTTTAATTATATTTTTCGTAGCAGCTGGAATATACTTAGCCAAAAAACCTTTATCTAAGAATTTTGAAGGATCACAATATTCTCCATGCTTAAGACTATTCAAATTACCCTTTGGTGCTCCATGACCCTTTGCATTAGAATTCCCTCTTGGTGCTCCTCCCTTTAACTTCTTACTCCATTCATCTTTATTTCTCCATGAATTAATAGTATTTACACTTTTATTTAATTTTTCAGCAATTTCCTTTGAGGTCATTTTCCCTTTACTATTTCTGAATAACTTAAAAGCTTCATCTCTTAAGGGGTCTCTAACTGCCATTTCTTCACCTTCTTTCTGTGTACTATTTTTATATACCATTAAAACTTTGAAACTAATTGAAATTACAAGGATTATTTATAATCGGTTATTTGAACCTTATTTGTTTTTTGTATTAAAAATTTTTAAGATTTTAATTATCCATTCTAAAAACCTATTTAAAGCCTTTAAAATCAATACTTTGAGCCCTATTGCTCTTATCACTTCCTTATGCGAAATAACACCTATAATTACGCATACTATTTTTTTAGTGCATATATTTAGTAAGAATTTTTATTTTTTCTTTCTTATATGCATCCGTTACTTTTTTTCGTATTAAGTACAAAAAATTATAATTTTGAATCTGCTATTCTTGATGCATCTTCTTTAATTTCATTATCTAATCCTAAGTAATGTTTTGTAGTTTCTATTGACTTATGTCCTAAACTTTTTCTAACAAACTCTAAATCTCTTTTTTCTTGCCATAACCTTTGAGCATACGTTTTTCTTAAACTATGTCCGGTAATATGTTTTAATCCTAATTCTTCTCCAACCTTTTTTAATATTGCACTATATGTTTTAGGAGTTATAGGCTCACCAGGGTATTTTTCACTTTCAAAAGCATATTCACTATTCTTTTTACCTTTAACATATTCTTTAATTTTCTTTCTAAGATTTGTTTGAATTATTGATTCTCTAGGAGCTGGTGGCTTTCTTTTTGAATTAGGATTATTGGCAATATGTGTTTTCCATGCATTATACTGTTTACTTTCTTGAATAATAAACTTATCTTCATCCAAAAACTCTTTTAATTCTCCATTTGTTAATCCTAAGTAGTCAACTAATCTATATCCAGTAGCAACGCCAATATAAAAAATCATTAAATTTCTTTCTGGACAATCTTTACTTATTTCTTCTAACTTATATTTAAATCTATTATAATCACGCTCTTGAATAGGAAGTGCTGGTACTTTCTTTTTTCTTTCAGTATCTTCAAGTATTATTTTCCTCTTTCTTCTAGCCATTACCTCACCTGCTTAATTGCTCCACCTCGCCCACGCTTATAATATCTACTAGACATTAATTCTTTTATATTTAACTTCTCTTCTCTTTTTCTTCTTTTAACTTTTTTTATTTCTTTTTGCTGTAACTTACTATACTCACATGGTTGTAACTCCTTTAAAATTTCTCCTATCTTCATTTCCACTTCTCCTCTTTAATATTTTTTATAAAATAAAAAGAGCTGTTATTTCTAACAACCCTTAAACTCATTTGTTAATCTTCTTGGAACATCCCAAGGAAGTACACATCCTATATTCTTTTTTAAAACTATATCCCCATCTTCTTTAGTTTCATAAATTGATCTATTCTTTAATATAAAAGTTTTATCACTCATATACTGCTTACTTTCATATTTTGTTATTTTTCTAACTTCATTTTCATAAAACTTAAGCTGTTTTCTATTTTTTAAGTGAATAGGTTTTAAATCTTTAAAATTTCTTCTTATGCATGTCTTAACAGCTTCTTTATTTAATTTTAATTGATCTGCTATTTCCTTTGCATTAAACCCATTGCAATATAGTTGCCCTACTAATTCTTTGTTCATCCCTATTACTCCTTAAAAAATGATATAGTTTGCCCCAACCCATTAAAAGGGGTCATTTTTAATTTTTAATGTGAAATATATTCACAAATTTTATGTTATTTCCGATTTATTATACAAATATCTTAATATATTTATAAAAAAATAGCACCTTTATTTTTTTTAGTTTATTGACAAACTTTCTTAAATTTAGGCACTATTTTTATAATTATTTATCTTATTTATATATTTTTCTCTTTTTTTCTATATTATT